TTGAACATCCACAGCAAACTTGCCATAAAGTTACCAAATGCCTTCATCTTGCCTCCGCATCTCGGAGCATCGCGTCACGCTCACGCCACGATCGGCGCACGGTCTTGCCCTCGCTACCAACCCTTACCTCAATGACTAAGTCGTGGAAGTCGTCGCCGCTCTCCTTGCACAGCCAATCAAACATGGAGTCGTAGTGTTCGTCGATCAGTTGCTCAATGTTAAGAATGTCTTTGTCTGCTCTCATACCAACCTTTCTGCCACGGCTGTGACAACATTTGTAGTGACAGCGTTTCCCATCATCTTGTAGCGTTGGCTGTCACTCATTAACTTACCATCTTCTCCGAACTTGGTCCAGTCGTCTGGGTAACCCTGCAACCGTTCGCACTCCACGGGTGTCAGTCGGCGCACCTTTGTACCAATCCGAACGCCGCCCGTGTTCAAACTGTCCACGGTGTACGAGTAGTCGCCCTCGATGTTGCGCTGGTTACGGTCGAGAAACTTGAGCGGTTGGCGTACGGCGTACAGTCCAGTCTTTGCACCCATGCCGCCACCCAGCCCCTTGAGGGTTGCGCTCACACCATCTACTCCTCGGATTCTAAACGCGTCTGATAGTCGGTGGGTTTGCGGGAACGGTTCGTAAACCTTGGTTGCGATGCGCGCCAAAGTATCTTCTGAACTGCTGCGTCGGATAGGAAATACTTCGAGTCTACGTGTTCCTCTAAGATAGCCGACAATGATGATGCGCTCCCTGTTTTGCGGTACCCCGTAATCCTTGCTGTTAAGCACATCCCATTGAACGTTGTACCCCAGCTCATCAAGCGCGGAGATGATTCTTTTGAAAGTGCGTCCACCGTCATGACTGAGCAGCCCTTTGACGTTTTCAAGTAGTACGAGTCTGGGTTGGCGATCGAACAGTATCCTAACAATCTCAAAGAAGAGCGTTCCCCTGGTGTCATCAAAACCTCCATGTCGTCCAGCCACCGAGAAGGGTTGACAGGGAAATCCTCCACAGAGGAGGTCGAAGCTTGGGAGGTCTTGAGATGGTACGGTTCGTATGTCCCGCTCGTCACATTCGTTGTAGTGACGCCTGTAAACGCTGGCGGCGTACTTGTCCCACTCGTTTGAGTAAACGCAATCAAACCCCTCAGCCAACGACCAAAGGTTATTAGCTTTGTCAAATCCATAATGAAACCCTCCCACGCCTGCAAACAGGTCGATGTACTTGATCATAGAGAATCGCTCCTCACTTGATAAAAGAAGTTCTTAAAGTTTGGAGTGGAAACCATCACGACCGACCCGCCACCCACCACAGTAGGTTTGGCAGCAATCCACGTCTCCTCAGCCTTCTCCTGGAACGCAGCCTCGTCCATAAAGATACGTGAGGCGGTGTATTGGCGGAGAACGTCCGACCCCTGGGGAGTGCCTTGTATGATTGAGTTGAGCTTGCCAAACTCCAGCTTAAGGTACGCCATCGGAGTGCGCGCAGCGTAGTTGGTGTGGATAATCTCACGGTACACGGGTGGGTAGTTGTTGTAGATGAACTTGGCGCGGTCAACCAGGTGATTTGCGTCCGCCTCCTTCTTGGATTGGAAGAAGATGCGCCGCCCCTCGTGGAACTGTGCGTCCCACAAATGACACGCCACCATCAACCACGTCACCATCATTTGACGGGACTTCTCGACCAACAGCAGCTTCTCGTTCAAGAAGTGGTAGGCGAGTTCCTGCAAGTAACGCTTCTCCATCGGAAGCTTCTTGGTGGGGTGATCCTCGTCGTGTTCGTCCATCGTCCACACCATGTTCTCCAGGTAGTAAAAGAGGTCGTTCTTTGCACGCTCAACCTCCGCCACAGCCGTGAGGCGCGACACTTCCTCCAGCTCCTCTTTACTCAGCCTCTTCACCATCTTCAACCGCACTTGCGGTGGCAGTGACGCCAAAGAGCTGAGCGAGTCTTTCTGATAGTTGCTCATGATTTGCTTCCACGTTAATTATTTGATTGTTTTGATTGAGTTCTAATCTGGGCGGACCACTAAACTCTGCGCCGTGCTTCTTCTCCAAATACCATCTGGCGGTGGGTAAATCCTTGTCGTGGACGATCGCGTCCATGACCACTTGTCCAGCAGCCAAACGTGCAAATTCCCTTGCTGTATCCATCTTCCTTGCGAAAGCCTCGTCCCGTTTGCAAGCCCTATAAAATGAGTCGATCGAGATTTGCGCGTACCGACAAGCAGTTTCAACGGTTACCCCGAGCTTGAACACCTCGTCCAGTTTCGCGGTAACCTCCTCCGTTACATCAGACGGTCTGCCAGTACCAGCGGCAGGGAGAACCTTGCCACTAGTCTTTGCCAACATTTGTTCAGTCATCGTATCTGTCCCACTTGAACATCCCACTCCCAAATGCACCGTACCGTGCTGTCTTTTGGTAAATGGGTGTTCGTAAATCAAACCGTTCGATAATTGCTTGTGGACGACAGTCCTCGTGTATCTTTTGGTACCTGCCGTCAATGCACGCTTCTTGCAGTAAAGGATACTCGCTTCCTATTACATAACCCAAACGTACCGTGACCTCATCTGCACCCGAGTCGTGAAGTAACTTCAAGGCACACCAGCGCGCCATGTACGCAGCAGAGCGGTCTACCTTGGTTGCGTCCTTGCCCGAGAAAGCTCCGCCCCCCACAGGTACGCGCGGACCGTATGCGTCCACCACGATCTTGCGACCAGTTACCCCTGTGTCGGCGTCAAACCCTCCCATAGAAAATGAACCGATGTTGTTGCAGTAGAGCGAGTCGATTGGCCCATAACTCTTTAGGACTTTGCGGACGTAAGCTTCCAATCCCTCCTTGGATTCGTTTTGAACCGACAGCACCACCGAGGTCAGGTGTCCGTCGTCCAACACCACCTGGCTTTTACCGTCACGCTTGAAGTTCTCGAGTAGTTTGCGCGACAAGTGCAGCTCTTGAGGAATGAAGTCTGGGTTGTCTTGGCAGGCGTACCCGACCATTACACCCTGGTCGCCAGCCCCGCCGTTGTCGACCTTGTTGGATATCTCGTCGGACTGTTGCACGATGTTTGTCTGCACGCCGATGTCCTTGTACGTCATCGCGCGGTAGGCGTCGCCTGCAACCTGAGCCACATCAATTCGTTCGTCCATTGTGATTTCACCCGTGAGAGTGAGTATGCCGTGACCGCCCATTGTTTCAACCGCCACCCGAGCGTACGGGTCGACTTTCAAACAGGCATCAACGACCGCGTCGGAGATTTGGTCGCAGATTTTATCAGGGTGCAAATAGGTAACCGACTCGGCTATGCGAGTTTGGGAGTTAGTGTCTGCCATTCTTCCTCCTTGTTCATGTATTTTGCATAACGCTTACGTATCACATCGCAGTATTTGGGATCGAGTTCCATACCAAAGCACACGCGCCCCGTCTGTTCCGCAGCGATCAGCGTAGAGCCTGAGCCTAAGAATAGATCCAACACGATGTCCTCAGTCTTGGACGAGTTCTTGATAGCGCGCTCGCACAGTTCCAACGGTTTCATGGTGGGGTGCAAATCATTCTTGGTGGGTCGGTTGACCTCCCAGATGTCGCCCTGGTCGCGCGCACCGCACCAGTAACGATCCGTACCCTCTTTCCACCCGTACAAAATAGGCTCGTACTGGCGTTGGTAGTCGGAGCGTCCCATTGTGAATGTGTTCTTGACCCAAATAAGGAAAGTTGACCAATGCCCACCTGCGCTGACAAAGGCTTCCTTGAGGGTGGTCAGTTCAGAGGAGGACATACAAATGTAAATCGCGCCCTTGGTAAACATGACCAAGTTGACGCACACATCGTTTAAGAATTGAGGGAAAGCGTCGCCCATGTTGTCGTTCATGATCGTGCGGTTACCGCCACGCAGCTCGTCCTTCATTGTTTCGCCGTAGTTGACGTTGTAGGGAGGGTCAGTGAAAACCATGTCAGCTTTCTTGCCGTCCATCAACAGGGTTACGTCGTCCAACGAACAGGAGTCGCCACACATTAAGCGGTGCTGACCGAGTTCGTAGATTTCACCGCGTACCGACACGGGCGGTTCATCGGACACCTCAGGCACTTCGTCCTCCTCGGCGGAGGGACCGTACTGTGAAAGGAGTTGGTTTAAGTCGGCAGGCTTGCCTAAGTCTAGCTGGTAGTCGCCCAAATTGATCTCGTCTTTGTAGCCGTACACCAATTCTGCCAAAGCGTCCCTGTCCCAGCGACCTGCGAGTTCGTTGTCCGCCAACGCAATCTCAATCATCTCAGCCTCACCCTTGGGGTGGATCTCGGACACCCACGCCTCGCTGATACCCAGCTCCTTGTACGCGCGCAACCTCATGTTGCCACCAATGATGATCCCCTCGGGAGTCATTAACAGCGGTTTGAACTGACCCCAGCGTTTGATTTTGTTCTTGAGGGACTCAAATGATTCTTTGGAGATTGACCTGGGGTTCTTGTCCCACAGAGTCAAACTACTAATCGGACGCATATCTTTGTTCATAGGTGAATTGTAACCCTTTCCACTACGTTATACCCGATTGTGAAGCCCAAGCATACAACCAAATGTAACATTAGCTTGGTACGCTGTAAACTACCCCTTTGCGCTGCGTGGCACATCTGGAGAATAGCTTGACTTTAGTCCTATAGTTATGGTAATGTCGTGACTATGCTTGGCACGCCAAGCAAGGCACATTAACAACCCATTAAAATCTATCCTTTTAGGAAGGAAACTTATGTTGCTCGAATACTACGCCAACGAGATAGCAAATCTCGCCAAAAAGTATCCTGGTTGCGAGGTCTTTATGTCCTCGGACGAGGAGGGAAACTCTCTCCACCACGTTGAACTGGTTGACTGCGGAGTAGGGACATTAACCCTACCAAACAGACCAAAACGACCGTCCAACCGAATCGTGAGAGGCATTATTTTTTACCCCAGCGGTGAACCCTGGGTACAATTGGAGTAAATATGGACATCTACGCTCAATACAACAAGTTATACCGCGCCGAGAAGGCAGCAAAGCACGCCCAGGAGTTGTTGAAACCCCGACTGGAAGCGTACGTTGCGCGCCACGAGGAACCAGTAAGGAAAGAGTACGGTACGTTCTACCTAGCAGATAGCGTTGCATACGTCTATTCTGAGCGAGTTGCAAAACTCGAAGCTGACCTCGCCGAGATCAAGCTACAAGAACAAGCCGACGGTGTTGCGACCAAAAAGACGCATAAATCCTTACGATTTAGAATGAAATAACCAGACAGCCCCCACTTGGGGGCTTTCTTGTGGGTAAAGTGGACATTTACCCCATAAAGAGGTACACTCCAGAAAATGAATGGAAGGGATAAAAATGGGCAAGCATGAAAAGAACCTCTGCGGTAAGACACGCAAAGTCGACGACCCCTACGAGATTTGGGTCGATGAGGTAAACGGTTGGGAGTGGCGCGTCCTCAAAAAGTACCAAGGACCGCGCGGTGAAGCCAACAACCCCTACGCACGCTGGTTCGTTGCAGCCAAGTCCCCCCTCACGGACGGTCGCTGGGAGTTTGGCGACACCTACATCAAGGATATAACGTGGAGAGCATCAAAAATTATCACACAAGGAGTCAAAGATGGCATTAAGTGACGAGTTTAATTCGACCCTGGGTTACAGCGAGGGTGGACCTACGAGCGAGCAGTGCGCTGCGCGCATCACCAAACTTTACGACGACGCCCTACGGCGCAAGAAAGAGGAGTACATCACCCGTGAGAAGTTGCGCCAATACTCCGCAGGAGCCTTCACTGCGCGCCAATCGTACCCCTTTCCTTTCCATGCAGAAATCAACGATTTATTCAATAACTTGAAACCAATAGGAACGGAGGTGAAAGAAAACATGGCATCAAATCTACAGAAGAAGTTCTTAGACGCAGACGTTATCGCAATGATTGAGATGGGTTACATGGAGAGCGATCTCAGAATGACCTCATCTGGCATACGAATGATTTGCGAGTTTATGTTCCAGGCTAACAAAGCCGAGATCGGCAAACAAGTTCGAGAGGAACTTGCTGCACGCGAAGAACAAAACGACGAAGATTAATTAAACTGGTGACTGCCCCACCAGCTTTATCAATTAAGGGGACTATGAGAAAGATTAACATAAACATCACCAACGCGCGCATCGTGTCGTTTGGGGTGAAGTTGAACGAGGACAAGCCCGAAGTAGAGGCGTCCATCGCCCTCATGACAGACGGCGGTCAAACAATTACCACATACTCCATCAGCACGGACGGTTGGCGCGAGGACGCCAAGTTTGAACTTCCAAACGACATCATTCCGCCCATCATGGAAATACTCAAAGACCTCGAGGTGATCGCCACACGGCACTGCCACCTACACCAAAAGGCACTCACAGATAAATCGGAATCATAAATGAACCGATCAATTGAAAGGTGGTGAATTAACAATTTATGCCAGAAACAAACATAGTAATTCCAGCACCAAATATTCAAACAATGCAGCTCGAAATCGCCAGTGTCAGTCCGATCATCTTTCACAAGTGGTCAGAGAAAGCAAAGGAAATGATCCGAGCCAAGCAAGCTAAAAGGGTCAAACAACCCCACGGCGTGCGTAACCCCATTGAAGAATACTTGGCTAGTTTCTACTACGACCAAGAAGGCTACATCTGCTTCCCAGCTTTGGCAATCAAACAGGCGGTAGTTGGAGCAGCTCGGTCGATAGAAGGTTTGAAAATGACCATGATCCGTGGCGCGATCTTCATCAAAGGAGATCAAGACGGCTTGGTGCGCGTCTTAATTGACGGCAAACCGTTCAAACCAGCTAAGAAGCCAGAAATGGCGAATGGTGAAAAGGGTGAAAACGTGTTCGCATACGACCCCAAAACCAGCCAAGTTATCCTTCGGGAGGACATGGTTCGGGTCGGCATGGGAAGCGCAGACTTGCGCTACCGTGGAGCGGTTCGTAATTGGAGCATGGCTCTAGTTATCCGTTTCAATGCAGACTTATTCTCACCAGAACAGATTGCAAATCTGATTCAAACGGCGGGTTTCTCACAAGGACTCGGCGAATGGCGACCTGAGAGAGATGGAGATTCGGGTACGTTTGAGGTGAAATCCTCATAAATTGTGGAGGGGGCTGCCCACCCCTCCTTCGTGGCAGTAATGGTCCGGAGGGCGCGTAATGTTTTGGTGTAATTTGGTCAGGTGGGGAGAGGTCAGGTGGGTCTCGGTTTGGCAGTAATGGAGAGGGAGGCGAGGTCTGATTAGGTTGTCACGGTTTGGCTGTAACGGTGAGTTATGGTTGTTATGGACAGGTGGGATAGTTCTGGAACGTCGGGGACGGCAGTAAAGGAATGTTATGTTGGGGTCCGCACGGGATTGGTTTTGATTGGTTTGGCAGTAGTGGAGTGTCGCGGTTGTTATGGAGAGCCGAGGTCTGTGCGGTACGGATGGCAGTAAAGGTTAGGAGTGTACTGGTCGGTATGGAATGTCGGGGTAGGTCTGAGAGCGGTAAGTTATGGTTAGGCAGTAATGGAAAGGTACGATGGGGAAAGTTGAGTCATGGATAGGAGCGTTGAGGCTGTAGCGGTGAGGAGCGGTGGCGCAACGTAAGGGGTGCGGGGTGAGTCTTGGTTAGGCACGGACCGGCAGTAGTGGTGAGTCGAGTTATGGTACGGATTGTTCGGTGGGGAAATGTGAGGTGCGGTAGGGCAGTAGTGGTGCGCAGAGGTAAGGAGGGGTGAGTCACGGTGTATTGTGGCGCGTCATGGTCTGGCAGTTGGGGAGGGTCGGGTCGAGTAGTGGAGGACATGGACAGGTAGGGTGTGGCAGTAATGGTGAGTCGAGTTGGGTTGAGGATAGGGCGGTATGACGTGGCAGTTATGGTGAGTCGCGGTCAGTATTGTTAAGTCAATATATGGCAAGGCGAGGTGTGTTGAAATAATAATTAATGGAGGCTTTATGAATAAAGCTAATAATGAAATTAAAGTTCAGATACTCTCTGAGATTGAGAAACGGGACGGGAGTATCCAACCAGAGGTATTAGTGGCGGAGGCTTCTTCGTCACTCCACCCACTTCACAACGAGTTCACTTGGGACGACGGCGTTGCGTCCGATAACTGGAGAATTCACGAGGCGCGCCAAATAATCAACAGCGTCCGCGTTGTTATCGACCACAGGAAGGTGCAAGCCTTTCAAAACTGTACGGTGAGAATAGATGACCGCCCCGTTCGCGGTTACTATTCCACCTACAGAATACTCTCCGACAAAGATATGCTTGCGCAAATCCTCACGCGGGCGTTGAATGAGCTTGAGTTGTGGCAGGGAAAGTATGACACTTACAACGAACTGTCTGGAATAATAAATACAGATTTAGTCGCCAAAGTAAAAGAAACGATATGAAATCAAAATTAATAACCAAAATCGTCCTTAATCAGGCACTCACCCACATAACCCAAGCGATAGATCAACCGCACGATGATGAACACCTTCGCGTGCTACGTTGGCGTCTCAATATCGCTGCAGGATGTATCCGTCGAGCAATTAAAGAAAATCAATTAACTCAAGAAAAGGATCATATGAAACGCAACACGACCGCCGACAAGTCGGAGTTTGGTACGGGGTTCATTTACAACCTCATACTGTTTGCAAAGCACGCCGAGCGCGTGACCAGGATGATGGACGATTATAAGAAGTGCGACCTCGACCAAAACCACGCCATCGCGATCTGGTTCAACGGCGCAGGCGACCACCTGTTCAATTTCAACATACCCAAGGTGTTCCAAGGTACGGAGATCGGCACGCTTGCCCTTGAGATCCAGCGCAAATGCCTCGCCTATCGAATGTCGACCAGCGTGACCAAAGAGGAATACGAAGCTGTGTTTGCCGATGTAGAACGGCTCACGCGCATGGTGGACGAACACTTTGGAGTGGACTCCGAGGAGGCTGAATGGGCGTAGATGACATTCTGACCGTCTGTTTGGATTGTGGTCGCCAACGGGACACCAAACACAAGCGTTACTTCGGCGTGTGGACCGACACCTGCGACATTTGTGGTCGCCAAAACACCGCGTGCGCGTCCGCGCCACATGACTTTGGTATTTACAGCAGTAAAAAATTGAAAGAGGACGATGAAGTCCAGGATTTAATATGACATGGCACTATCAAATCATTGAACTTGAGTATCCCGATAAAGCTATCGGCAATAACTACGGTATTTTTGAAGTCTTTGACGACAATGGCAAACTCTCGTACGCGGACTCTCCCATTTTGGTCACAGAAACACTTGAGGAACTAGATCGCTGGCTCGGGATCATTAAAAGGGACATCACGCGATTCCCCATTTTGAAGTTAGTCGATGGCAAATTGGTGCCAAGTGATAAGGTTATAAACAAGATATGAACGAATGGATAAAAGTAGGATATTTTGGTAATGGTGAAATCTTGGCGTCTGGCGACGACCGCCGATTAGTGACGCCTGGATACAATGACTTCATCTACAAGTTTGCAATCATGGAGGCTAATGTCACTACAGAACAAGCGGGCGGTGTGGACGACTCATGCGTTGGAGCGGGCGGACTTTTACAGCATCAAGATGCCCGAGATGTTGCAAGCTTGGCGCGACTCCACCCTCTCCGAACTCCCCAAGGAGCTGTGGGGGTTTAAGTTTGAAGCGTTGGGAATGTCGATTGTAAACGACATCTACCTCTACGATCACAAGACGGACATACTTTTCACCTGCGTAAAGAAATGGAATAAGGGCAAGGAAGGTCTGGTGGTTATCACGGTTACGCGCAAGAACAAAGCCAACAAGCAGTGAACCGCACCAAAATCAACAAGAAAGCCAATGAGGAGATGAAGCGTTGGTGCATCGACCACGACCTAATGTACTGCGAGAAATGTGGTGGTACGTTCGGGCTTACCTTTGCGCACCTACACAAGCGGGTGTGGTACTACGACAAACCCGACGAGTTGCTTTGGGATCGTTCCCAATGGCGACTGCTTTGCATTGAATGTCATACCAAGATTGAATTTGATAAAGAGGCGACCCAGAAACTATTTAGTGGGTGATTCGGCTGGAGCTGCGTCCGCGACAGGCTCAGTTGGAGCTGTCTTTGGTACAGGAGTAACCTCGATACCGTCGCCGCCTGCATTCATCACGATTTCCATGCCCTCTGGGTTTACTGCGCAACGCTTGTATACCTTGAGTTGGATGTAGCGGTTGATCAAGGAGCGATGCCACTCGACCATGCTGCGGTGTTCGGAGATGTAGAGGAACTCGTCCTCGGTGAAACTATACTTCTTTGTCTGGCTTGCCATTTTCTACTTCCTTTCGAGCTGCTTGATAACAGAAAGCACTGCAAAACTTGCCTGTGACTGGGGGGTCGGATACGACGTAAACCTCGTCGCGCACGCGCCCGCACTTCTCGCAGCGCATTTTCATTTTATGCCACCGACCCATTACTGGTTCGCTCATTTATCGCCTTTGAGATGGTTGTCGACAAACCGACTCACACGCTCCCTCAGCCAAGACGACACCGTCATTTTCTTAATAATTAATTGAGATCGCAGGAGGAGATACATATCTTCCTCGATATAAAATGTCACGCGGATTTTCTTTTTCATGGTGCAAGTGTAGCATTTGCAACAAGCGATGACAAATGGTACAAATATGGGTACGCCTCGTGGTCTGGGACATAATCCCCCACTGGGAGGTTTTGAAAGCCCCCTCGCCATGCTCAAGAGTGGGGCTTTTCTTTTGCTTGCCGTATCTGGTGCAAAGTGGTAAGTTGACCACACAACACAATTAGCAAAGGAGTCCCAATGAAGTATTTTGGTCATGAAACGAACTCTAGGCGTGACCCCAAAATAAAGAAACTGGTAGATCGATGCGGTAACGAGGGAAAGGCGGTATGGTGGGATCTTTGTGAAATTGCTCAGGAAACATTGGGGGCAAGCATCCCGTTTGAAGATTGGGGCAAGGTCGACCCCTCGCACGACGCGGAGTCCCTTGCAATTGAATGCAACGTAACCCCCGACCGTCTTAGAGAGATTTTGGCAGTAATGGACGAGATTGGACTCACCTATCAGTCAACCGACGGCAGACTGTATATCCCACAAGTTCTCAAACACGTAGACCACCACTACACAACGAAGCTCAAAGCGTATTTAGATAAAGAAAAGACCGATTTGTACTCAATGGTGCAGCAGAACCAGGCTAACCGTAACTCATCCGTAACGAGTCGTCCCGCGCAGGGGACGCGTCGCCCCCTAAAGGAAAGGAAAGGAAATGAAATTTCCTTTACTTTCCATAAAAAGATATCTGATAACCAAAACAGTGACGGGGTGGGTGCGCTTAACGCGCCCCCCCCACCCAAACCAGTAACGAGCGAAACTCCGTGGGTGCGGAGTGCAAACGAGCCACGGGGTGAACCCGTGTTTATTCCAAAACCTCGTGTTAAGCAGGCTTCCCCTTTTACCGATGAGGAGTGGGATCGACTTGCCGCTTGCGAAAGGCGAGGTAAAGAGGGAAATATGGAACGTGATCAAATACACCGTGACGCGCACATCAGGTTTGAAAAGGAAAGGTTAGAAGAACATGGGCAAGGTTAACTACGAGGGGCGGGTAATCCGCACGGCAATACTCTACCCAAAGGAAACTCTGCCAATTTTGCTGCACAGCCTGACGGAATATGACTTTAGTGATCCCCTTTGCAAAAGAGCCTTCGTTGCTTTGAAGGAACTCTCCTCCAAATCCAACGTCGACAACCGCATGGTTTACGCCAAACTCGAGGAGGACGGCATCGACAAGGACATGATCCTGAATTATTGGTCGAGCTACTACTACGCCACGCAGCTTGAAGATCCCATCAAGCAAATCAAATCCCGTACCCAGCTTGCCAATTTGAAGATTACCCTGGAGAAAGCCCTCAAGGAGTGCGAATTAACCAAAACCAAACCTGACGAGTTGGCGGTACGCATGATGCAAGACCTCAACCAGGTGCGCTTTGATGGGGAGGACGCCTCCAACATTGAGGGGGTACGCAAGCTGCGAGAGCAGTGGAAGCGCACGCGCGAGGCTGGAGGTAAAGGTATTCCCACGGGGTTTAGTGCCATAGACTTTGTGACTTACGGTATGCGCCCCCAGGAAATGTGGCTCATTGGAGGGCAGACGTCCGTGGGAAAGACTTGGGTTGCGACCAAAATGGTCAACGCATTTCTCAAGGAGGGCGTCCCCGTCCTCTGGGTTTCCTTTGAAATGAGCCGAGAGAAGTTGCTTTGGCGCACCCTGATCCAGCGCATGGAGGACTCCACCATAACCCTTGACGACATCGAACACGGTTCCGCGCCACAAGAGAAGCAGGACGCGTTTGACGCAGCTTTGGAGGCGTTCCAGCACGAACCGCTTTACTGCGTGGATTACGTCCACGATTGGGATCGCGCCATGTTTGAGATCCTGTACCAGATTTACGCCCACGACGTGAAGTGCATCGTGGTTGATTACCTCCAAAACATTTCCACCAACGAGAAGAGCGAGTACGACGGCATGAACATGGTGGTGCGCCAGCTCCAACACCTCGCGGTGGAAAAGAACGTCTTTGTGGTTGCCTTCTCCCAAATGAACCGCGACTCCCAAAAGACCGAGCAGTTCGAGAACAGCGGAGTGTTTGGTTTCAAGGGGTCAGGCAATCTTGAAAATGCTGCGGACTGCGCGCTCATCTACCAATTTGGCGACCCAAAGAACCACGAGGACGAGCGGAGAAAGCTCGTACTCGCCAAGAACCGTAGTGGGCGACTTGCAACGAGTTATGTATTAACCGATTATTCCTACGGGAAGATAGAAAATATGAAGGAGGATATGTGGGGAGTCTACCTAACCAAGAAGCAAAAGATATAAAAGACGAGAGCAGTATGTGGCAGATTGTGAAGTTCTTGCAAGCGTACCCACTTCACAAAGACCCTCCGCCCGAATCGTGGCCCGAGATTTTGAAGCACGACGAGTACCCTGGCGAGGACTTTGTGGTCGGGTTTTGCGACGACGCCGTGGAGATGTTTGCGCGCACCTCGGGGGAAGCAAAACTCCCAGAAATGAAGCAGCTTGCGTTGGACTACGTGGAGCTGTTCCAGTCAATCCGTGCAGATAGGATCCTCTTGTTATCAAAGGTGTAATGTGGTAATTTGTACCTATGGCAAATCAAAAATCAAACAAGCGCGGTGGGTTTTATTTCCACAACGGATTACCCTACGCATCGGTGACAGGCATTTTGCAAATCATAGACAAGCCAGCACTTCGGTTCTGGTTTGGTCGTGAAGTTTACTGGGCGACAGTCCGCACCCCAGGCATCGGTGAAAAGGAAGCCTTAGCAGCACCCTGGTCGGTGTCAGGTAAGGCGAAGAATCGCGGTACAACCGTCCATTCAATCGTTGAATCTTTCAAAGAAACAGGGCGCGTCCTCACTCCAGAGAACGCTGAGTACCAGGGGTACGCCACGGCGTTCGACACCTGGGTCAAAGAGTACCAGGCTGTTATCTTGGAGCATGAAAAGACTGTCGTAAACGAGAAAGAGGGCTACGGCGGGACATTGGACCTTCACCTCAAAGTTGGAGGGGACGATTGCATTATTGATGTGAAAACGGGGAAGGATATTTACATGGAATCGGGGCTTCAATTGTCCGCCTACAAGCACTGTGACGGCATGGACATCAAGCGCATCGGCGTCTTGCTTTTGATGCCCGAGGGTGTGTACAAGTTCCAATGGATGGAGGACGACTTTGAAGCGTTCCTGGCAGCCAAAAAGCTCTGGGAATGGTCGAACAAGGATATGTTAGCAAAAGTTAATTATTACAGGAGATAACCTTATGGTTACGGTAGACAAGATGAGTACGGCGGATTTATCAATGGCACTCAACGACACCTTTCCCCCTGGCGACAACGGCTGGACTAAGGTTGGCGGTGGCGAAGAGGAGATTTGGGACTTTGCCAAGAACGGCGCAGCCATCGAAGGTCTGTTGCTGGAAGTGCGCCACGACATCGGCAAACACAAGTCAAACCTTTACATAATCCAGCAACCTGGGACCGGCAATACCTACGGCGTTTGGGGATCAACCGTGATTGACGGCAAGTTCTTCAACGACGACGGCTCGGTGAAAATTGCGGTCGGTAACGAGGTGCGGATTGAGTACGCGGGAATGAAGGAAACCAAAGACAAAGCGTCCGAGTATAAGAACTTTGAGGTGTATTACCGCCCAGCACCCATGCGCAAAGCATAATGGTGTAAAGGTGGCATTTCCCCCATCTTAGAGGTATAGTAGACCTCAAGAAGGGGGGTGATTAAATTGAACTTAACAATACAAAACACCTCGAAGTACAGCATCTTTGACACAGTTACGGGGAACCGATTAATTGACAGAGGGCATCTCGCAAACCTTATCGCCGCAGTACGCGCCAACAACCTTCTGCAATACCAACCAATCCTCGTAAACGAGAATATGCAGATCATCGACGGACAACACCGCTTGGAAGCCGCCAAACGCCTCCAAGTTGAAGTGTTCTACATTATCGGTAAGGGACTCAAGCTGAGCGACGTTATAACGCTTAACTCCCGATCCAAAATGTGGACGACCGAAGATTACCTGCAATCTCACGTCAAGAATGGGAATAAGGAGTACGAGAAGATCCACCCATTCGCAAACGAGCATGGACTGTCCATCGCCAACGCGATCGCCATCTTGTTTGCAGGTAGGACACAAACCGTAGTAATGCACGGCAAAGTGTTCAGAGAGGGCAAGTTTGAAGTGACTGACATGGAAGCCTCTGAAGAGTTTGTAGCCAGACTCAAGGAGCTATCCAGGTACACGATCGGGAACGTCTGGCAGAACAGAATGTTCATTCAAGCGATGCACCTTTTCTACTACCGATTTGAGTTGAGCCATGAAACTTTGATTGCAAAATTGGAGCTGACTGGTACAACCTTTGGTAAACAGGTAACCCGAGAGGAGTACCTTAAGGCGATTGAAACTGTTTACAATTTCAACGCCAAGAAAAGTAGAGTTCGTTTGTACTAATATGACCAACCCAAAATTACTACAAGTCATCAAAGATTTGCACTCAATGGTGAAGGAAGTTTTGGGTCTGGTTGTAATACTAGACGCTCGAGTTAAGAAGCTGGAGGACAACCAACAGCTAGTTGATGATAACCGAGAGCAACCTATTTAGTTGGCTTTGCCAACGCTTAACAGTCTAGCTAGAAGGTTAATGGGGGGTTGGGAAACCAGCCCCCCAAAAGCCACAAAGGAAATATGAGCCATTTTGCGTGTGTTGTGTTTAGTCGTAAAAATGAAAATCCTAAGGATATTCTGCACCAGTTCCGCGCGGACGGTCCCGATCCAAAATGGGATTGGTACAAGCTCGGCGGACGCTGGTATGCCTACTTCAAATTGCGAAAGGGGTCTGTCGGCAAGCAGGGCGATCCCTCGACTCTGCTCGACAACCCAGCCTACCCAAAAGGACGCTGTGATGAAGCACTTATCGAGGACATTATATTCAATCAAGTCAGCAAGCCGTACGCGTTCATTGACCTTGAAGGTAAATGGCACGCCATCGGAACCATGATGATGTTTGGAATGTCGGTCGATGAGGATACCAAAAAGTACAACGCTGAGTGGAAGGCATATACTGCTCTTATGAAACCAGCAGTCGACGTAAAGGTGTCGGCTTACGATTTGCACGCAGCATAGTTACTATGACCGAATTGAAAATTGAACTACCACTCCCACCCACACTCAACCACGCGTACCGATCAACCAGTTCGCGTGAGGGACGTCCGTACCCCTACAAGACTTCTACAGCGAAAGCGTGGCAAAGGGACGCCTGGGTGGTAATTCAAAACGCCAAAAAGCAACAACCCATGATTACGGGACCGTGCAAGGTGAGCGTAGAGCTGCACGTCACCTACAAGCGCGACATCGACAGCTCGTTTAAGCTCCTGTTTGACGTCCTGCAAACGGCGCGCGTTTACAAGAACGACGGGTTGATTGTGTGGTTAGAAGCCAAGCGTTATCAAGATAAATTAGACAAGGTGGTCATTTATGTCACTGATTTGGGAACAACCCCAGAAGAAAGTTGAGGTAGAGCCTATGCCTACAACATTAGTCGTAAACTCTCGTGGTCGCGTGATGGAGGTGGACGTTTTGAAAGCCGCCAAACTGCTCGCGTTGGGTACGCACCAAACTGCGCCCCCTGGAGCGGTGAAGAATCAGTATTTGGAGGATCACGACGAGGACGCCCACACGGTCTTATTCAAACCCGAGCCAAAAAGTGATAATTTAGAAACCAATGTCACTCGAATCACTCCAAAAGCAGATAGCGCGCCAGAACCAAAACCGTCAAACGTGGTCGGAACACGACGACCCGTCGTCGCTGGCAAAGCAAATCCGCGAAGAGTCTGACGAGCTGGTAACTTCCGTAGAGAACTTTGATCTTTTACCCAATGGAGTGTTTGAGGTGGCGTCCGAGCTGGGCGACGTGCTGTATTTGGCGTTGAAAATGTGCAACGACCTCGGATTAGACCCCGCGCAGGTGGTGGAATTGAAGTTGATGAGAAACGCAGCCAAGTATCCCGATGCCCTATTGAACAACGGGTGGGATTACGACACGGCGCGCGTTGCGAGCAAGGAGCTGTGGAATCATTTGGGAGGCGACTCAGCCTTTTACCATTGGTATTTGCAATCCACGATAGGCGAACCGCCCGCAGATTCCCCACCTGCGCCAATTCCGAACGGATAAATTCGGCTTTGAATATCGTTGGTGGCGCGTGGTAGCCATCTCTCGGGAATTGCAAAAGACGTGGATCAACACGGGCATTACAATGCCAACACCCCGAGTGGATTATCGTTTGCCGAAGGTAAATCTCCAGCCTGCAGCCACCGCATTTAGTGTGCGCTCCAGGGCGGTTTCTGCCATCTCCGCGTCGTGGTCGGGGTTGTGGTAAATCTCACCCTGTCCTAGAACCTCGTTACGCGCCTGTGCCATCAGCTCAAACGCGTTCTTTACTCCCCCCCTGTATGCGTTGACCGCGTCAATCACGTCTGGGTGAACCACGAAGTCTTGAGTGGGGTCGACCATCGTGCCGTCACACCGCTTGCCTGTGTGTTCGCACTGTGCCAGGGTGATTAGGTTATCGGGGACATCTTGCCCGCCATCGCGTTGCAGTTGAATGTGGTGTACCTGGAGTTTGCAGCCATCGGGTTCGCACGGCGGGAGCGTGTGCCACCCCTGCTCCTCGGAGTAGTGGCGCATTTGAGACTGTCCGTCATCTCGTTCGATTATTTCTCGTCTTTGCTTGGAGGTAAGGGCTAATAAAAAGGGGAGTCCTAATGCTCCCCATCTAAACACTTCAGGTAACTGTTGCAGAAACTCATGAGACATGGGCAGATGTCATTTAATTAATCCCTTCCCTATTTTTTTACCACGATGAATACCCCTACGCGCAAGAAGCAGAATACCCGAAGTTATCGGATCATTGGCTTGTTGATGCCACCACTGTAGATGCCGAAGAAGTTCAGCAACCAAAAGAGAAACACCAAGCCAATAATCAAAAAGGCTATCGTTTTCACTTGGGGAGGTAGGTTCAACATTCCGATGATCAAATTGACAACATAAATCACCACCGCTATGAGTAATAGCGTGATCAGGAACTCGATAATAGTAATCACCCTCTTTCTAGCTTAACTTAACTGGTAAAAAGCACAGCCAGTAGCAGGGTATTTTGCAGTTGAAACAAGCTGACCCACCCAGGGGTCAACGCACTTCTGGTCGCCCAGATAAAGCACCCAATGACGATACGCGCCAATCGACGCAGCATTTACCTCCACCATCACGGGCATTTTGAGGATATTGATAGACCACCAGGTCTTCGGATTGTCGTAGTTATAAGCTCTCCAAGTGAACTTCAATCGGGGGTACGCTTTGCACGCCGCCGACCAAATGAGTAAACATTTGTACCCAGCCGTATTCTTGGCGAACGCATCGACTGATTTAAGCTTTTCATTGACCTCATCGACTCGATAGCTTGTTCGGTACACAAAGTTTACAAGCATGGTGAACGCGGTGACGGTGCAACCGTCGGAACCGATAGTGTACGGGGAGAAGCCCAGTTTGGTCTTAGCCCAGCGCGGGTCTCTTTGGCTCAAAGGCGCAACGATTAACATCATTCCTCCTTGTGCTTACGGTAAAATAACAGAAATAATCTAAGCACCGCCACAAATATCCCCCATCGGGACAGGATAAAAAGGGGCTTAACATCGGTGATCCATTGGTTAAGTTTCAAGGTATCGAACCCGCCGTGAATGTACGCCAAGGTGTACAAGAAGTTCTCCAGCAACAGGGAAACGATCAATATGACCATCGTGACACGAGTATCTTGAAGCCCGCTGGACTCTTCAGTCGCACCTCTCCACTCCGCCAGCAAGTTGAACGCCAATATGAATGTAAAGATTGCAGTCAGCACGCGCGCAGCGAACAAAATGATGTTCAGGAATAGGTCGAGTGTCATTTGCCGCTCACTTTCTTGATGTTCTTGAGGGTAATCCTCACGTTCTCATCTTTAATTATTATGTTTAGTCGTTGATTGAACTCCTCGAGTTCATCGCTGGTAATCTGCCGTGTCTCAGCGATCTGTTGGTGTAGCTCTTGGATACGTTCCTGATGCTTGCACCGACCGAGCAGATGATTAATGAAATTGTGTTTATGTTCTTGGCACATTATTTCCCCCTTAGCAGTTCGGTTATATTTTCTAGGGTTTGCTTAATCTGCTCGCGGAATACGAGGTCACCTTTCCAGACCTCTTTAAGATCGTCGAGCCGATCCTGTTTCTCTTTTGAAAGCTCTCGATAAAGGAAAGCGATTACCCCAAGCGCGATGACAAGCATCGCTCCCAGTAGTCCGCTTTCGAGGATGTTTTGTAGTGCGGACTCGTTCATCGTACTCCTTTTGGTTTTGGTAATTCTCTAAACTTTGGTATGTATCTAGATTTGCCAAACTCGGTGCGGTAGTAGGATTTTGGAATACCTCCTGCCAACGAATCGAGTTTGTCGAGAACAATCTCGCTAAATGCCTTCGCCACGGGCGTACCCACCTTCATATCAAGGTTGGCCGCCAGTACCGATCCATCGTTGGAGTGAATCATGTTGATGAGCTTATCAAATGCGATGACTTTATCTTTACCAGTCGCCTTGTACACCTCACTAAAGAAGTCAGATAATGCGCCAAGCCCTTCACCCTCTCTACCGTCTGCTCCAGCCACCTTAACCACGGCGAACTTAGTAACGTCCTCCAAATCTTTGATGGCATCATCAATCAGCTTGTCTTTGGCTTTGTCTGGTACAGCTTTATTTGCTATTAACTCGTAGGTGTCGATTGTCTTCCATCGCTTCGCCAGTTCGGTGTCTAGTAAATTGGAGACAAATCCCATTCTCTTTTCTATCTCACCAGGACTGGCGTTCTTTATTTGATTAAACTGCTCGTCTTCCAACGATGCATCCAGCGTGGTTTTATATTTCTTACTCAATAAAGCCCCAATATCTTCTCGGACTTTACCCACATCCGTGGGGGCGACCTGTTCGTTCACCATGAGGGGTTTAGGTATCTTTCCCGCCACTCCTCCTGGTATTTCTCCCCCCACTTCCCCACCAACGGGGGTGGGGGCTACCGTTTTGGGATGAGCGGGATCTTTCCAGAAGTTGCCTTTGGCACTTTGAACTTCACCGCGAAGTAGCTGGATTTGGGCCACTGTGCAAACTCGTCGTTGGTGCTGACAATTTGCGCGTCAGGTAGTGCGCTTTGAATCTGTTTGGCTAACAATTCAGGCGACTTGCCCATCTTGTAGTAGTAGCTCTGTCGGAATGTAACTGTGCCGTCCCTGGCGACTTTGAGTTGGTCAGGGCTAAGCCCTGCGTCCCACACCTTTTTGAGCATTGGTGCAGCGTTCTTGGTGTAGTCACCTGGCGCGTCATCAATCTCTGCTTGAACCTCATCGAGAGGTATATCCAAAGTTTGCTTGGGAACTGGCACGGGCTGTTGAGGTATCTTTGTCTCATTTGGGTCGTACCCGTAGTCCCTGCCACCGAACGCTTTCATGTCGGCCGCGCTCATGGGTTGGGGGATCTTTCCAGACACCTTGCTCACGGTGGGGAGCTTGCCTGTACGGATCATTTCCATTCCCTCAGAGAATATTGTCCCAGCTTGGTTGTTCTGTTCACCGATGTACTTTTTAAGAACTCCCTGCACCTGCTCCTCACCTACGGGGGTTTTGCTTTGCGCGAGCTTTTGGAGGTCTTTGACCATAGGATCGTAGTAATCCTCAAAGTTCATTCGACCGAATTGGGAGTTGATCAGGGCATGAATTCGATCTACTTTCTTGGGTTCAAACATAAACTTTTGAGCCTCTTTGCGCATCTCAATGTTCCAGGCGTTCTGTCCATCTTGGGTGAAGTCTTTGGAGAAGTCACCGCTCATATTTTCTTGACCAGCAATCTCACCAAATACCAAGTCTTGTACCTCTTTGGATTGCTTCTTCAACCAGGGCATCATGTCGATGGCGTCGTCGGCAGGTTTGGGAATCTTGCCAGCAATATCGTACCGACCGTTTGCGCTGGAGTAGGTGCCGCCGTTGAGCTTATTGGACAAGCTTGACAGGTTCTCCCTATCAAAGCTGTCAAGGGTGTCTGATGTTGATAGCTTGGTAAGTTCAGCAGCTATCTGGTCTTTACTCATTCCCCCCATATTCCTAACCAAATCTTGCATTTTGTATTTCACGAACGAATCTTCAGAGGCGCGCGCTATCTCTTTAATGTCCTGTTCTACGCTGGTTGGTTGGGGTATCTTTCCCGCCGTGTTGATGTCCGTTCGGTTGGCTTCCGTGAAGGCGTTACCGCGCGCGTTGGGGGCGATGGCGTCCGCTTTGGCGTACTGCTCCATCACGCTCTTAATGTCGGACTCTGTCGAACCCGATTGGCGCAGGAATGACTCCATGTCAGCCATCTCTTTTGGAGAGGGAACCTTGCCTGCCACACCAAATGACTTCATATTGCTGTGGATATCGCGCGCAGCACGGTTCAACCCTTCGGGGTTGCCCTCAAACATGGGGAAGTTATTTCTAAGGTTTGACTTTATATCCGCCAAGGTTAGTTCTTTACCAGAGGCAATCTTGGTTTCAATCTCGTTGAACATCTTGCCTACAAAGTCATCTTGCTCTGTTGCCGTTTCAAACCTGCCAACCTGCTTGTCCATGTAAGGCTCAAATAGCGACATAATCCCTCGGGACTTCATCATGGATTTATTGGTCAGTTCATGCTGGTAGTTGAATGGGGCTGGCACCTTCCCAGCCACGTCCGAACCCAGGTTACTTGCCGTTCTGAACGGACCGGCATTCTGGTTAACGTCGCGCAGGTTCATCTGTGTGACCGAACCATCGGTGGAGTTTGTCACCTTGGCGGTGTGGTACGAGGGGACGTTCTTGTTGAAGATTGAGAGTTGGTCGGGGTTGGGTTGGGGGATCTTACCAGATGTCTTTGACCAAGCACCCCTACCAGTCATCGAGTCAAATAGAGAGTCTGGTTTGGTGGTATCGTAATTCGTGTCGCCACCATAAACGGGGTTTTCATTTACTTTTACATCAAACGGTTGACCACCCTCCTGGGTAATATAGTCGGCAATATCCATCCCCATTTCTTTTAGCCGTAGTCCATTCACAGTAGTCTTAGTTCCATCTTTACCTGTGAATGTCCACTCCGTGTAGTCGTCAGGTTGGGGAACCTTGCCAGCCACTTTGAGGTCGTCCCCATGAATGGCTTCCCACAATTTAGTTTCCTCTAGGGCGAGTTTATTTAATTCTCGTTTGTATTCCAATGTATCTGGGTCGTTTGGGTTGACCATTGGATCGTCCAGGTGATCCTGAATTTCCTGTTGTATTGCTTTGTTTTGGTCTAATTTGGTTTGTAATTCTGGAGAAGGAACCTTGCCAGACACCCCAGATTTATATTGCTGCAGGTCATAAAGATCGTTATTAGCCTTGGTCAATTCGTCCTGGATCTGTCGGTACTGGTATGGTTGCGCGCCACTAGATATTTCAGCCTGGATTTGACTCTCAAGGTCTTTGATAGTTCCATTCAGTATGCCCTCTCTAGAGCTTATGGCGTTTAATTTTTGAGGAACATATTTACCGCCCGTGACCGTCTCGTTGTAGGTGCTGGGGTCTTGGACAGTTGGGACAATCCTGGCAATTTCTGATTCAGGCACTTTCAATTTTCTTAGATAATTGACGTTATCAATGTATTCTTGTTGTGAAGAGAACGCTCGCTTGTACGGAAGGGAATTAGATCCCACATCTCCAGTCGGTGCAGGGACTTTGCCAGCGGTCTTCTTCATGGCTGCGACAAGGTCGGCTTGCGACACGCCAGGAACGGCGCTCTCGCTGGGGGTTACGCCCATGATCTTCTCAACGGCGTTCATTTGGGGACTACCGTTCATTCCAGCGTAGGGGTCGGTCATTACCGACTGTCGGAGCTTAATTACCTCTTTGGCTTGCGCGGGATTGATGCCGTTGTCGACGAACAGCTTGTACATCTCCTCATCGGAGGACATATCGTCATTTACGAGCTGGTCTTTGACCCAGGCGGAGTCATCGGCAGGTTGGGGGACTTTGCCAGCAACGCCAGGATAGTCGTACCCATCGCCTGCGTTCGTGCCGTTGTAACGTTCAAGACCAGCTTTGGCTTCTGCTCGTACATCAAGAGTTGATGGGGGAACTGCGCCTCTGCCACGGTATCCTATTACGCTTTCCAAGTCTTGTTTGATGGTTTGCAACGTTTCTGGGTCGTTCTTGTATCGCGCCACATCATTTTTGATATTAACAAGTCTGTCGGTGATAGCGGGGTCAACCCCAGCGTCCTCGAGGTTGTTACGGAACTGATTTGGCATTAATTCAACGTCGTCTACGGAACGCTTAATCCAATCAGCGTCCTCTGGGCGGATGTTTGACATAGGCTTGGGTATATTACCCATTTCCCCCGAATTAGCAAGTTTTGGAGCTGCGTACGGGTCGGTGCTGGCGAGCTGTTCTGGGGTCATACTGGCGCGCGTTTCAACCGCACCCGCCTCGGACTCACCAGGCATATTGTTGTACTTCTCCCAGGTATCAAGTTCTATTGCGCTCTTAATGTTCTGTTGAGCAAGTTTGATGTCCTCCAACCCATCGTACTGTTTGGCAGCACTGACGGCGGATTTGGCTATTTCTGGGTTGATGTCGTTTGCCATTTGAGTGGACGCAGCCTCCCAAGACCCAAGTTTCTCCTTGAGTTCGGTGGCGACACGCGCCTGCATCAGCACGTTGCGCTGGATAGCCAATTGGGGGTCAATGTCCATCTTCTCGGGGAGTGTGCCAGTTTGGAACCCCTCAATGTTTTGAACGAAGTGTTCTATTTCATGGAGCAGGTTGCGTCGGAATTGGTCGACGTTACCCACGGGTCGGATTGTGATGCCGTTGGTGTCGGTGTTGGACTCTGCCAACGCGGTCTTGTTGGTGAAAGCGTCGTTATTGCGCGCAATCGTCACGTCCACGTCCTTGAGTTCAGGGTAGCCCTCAAATAATCCCTTGTGATCGAGTACGTCGCCCAGCTTGTAGGTGACTTCTCCGCCCGAGCGGATTAAGCCCTTCATGCTCTCGTCGTTTAGGTTAATCTTTGCGTCGACGTCGGGGATTTCAAACTTGGTCGCGCCCTCCGCACCGTCAGCGATACGGTTGAATTGGTTGCCATCTTTGAAGCCCTTAGCAGCTTTACCTGCAATCATGCCTGCAACGGGTAAGCCGAGGTTGAGTATAAGGAGTGCCGCACCTGCGCGCTTCTCGTTGTAACCCATACCTTTGAAGTTGCCGTTCTCGTCAAACTCAGGTTGGAACCCTGCAGCGATACCCGCCATTTGGGGGGTGGAAAGGGACGTGCCAGACTCTTTGGCGAAGTCACCGACAGCCTTCAAAACAGCCGTGGGGGACGCCTTGTTAATCTTAACACCACCTGAGAAGTTCTTCGCAGCTTGACCAATAGCGGTCAGGTTCCACATTGAAGGAGTGAGCATTTCTGCACCAAACGCTAACGCAGGGTGAACACCCTTTTGGCGTAACCCGCCGTACAAACTCTTACCCTCATAGATTGCTTTGGCAGTTCGTGAGGCTAACCCCTCGTCGGGACCGTTACGTTGCAAAGTTCTGGTGGGGTCGGGTGATTCCTGACCCAAAAGCTCTCCACCTAACGCGGATACTGGATCGGCAGCGCGCATCGCCAAACCCATGCCCTCAGGAATTGCTTTGGTGAACTCACCGAACGATTTAGGGAAGTCTTTGACTCCCTGTCGTAGTTCGGGAAGTGATGGGATAGCCATCGCCACGTTTCTGCCTGCGGTTTTGAGTCCGTTGGTGAAATCATTGAGAGGTTTTGGTATTCTTTGGTTTGTTATGGGCATAAACGGCTCCTTTATATTGCGCTATATCAACCTATTCTGTGTTACTTTTTAATTGGCACTCCTGTAGTTAGACTGTTATTGGTTAACCTGCTTAACCGTGGAACCCGTAATGAATGGTGTCAGAACCCTCATCGCAGGCTTCACTAATGACTGAACTTTGTCGTAAACAGGCATCAGCGCGGGGTTGGTGAGTGAGTTGGTGGCGTTGATGAGAGCCTTACCCCCCTCAATCGCAACGGGACGGCTTTGAATGGTAGCGCGCGCTATAGCAGGGATCATCCCACCCGACTTAAGCATGGCGTTGTAAATGGGGGACGTTGCTGCGTCGTTGGTCATGTTGATTCCACCCAATAATCTCCAAAAGTCTGCACCAATCCTGTTGATTTCACCCACGGTTGTTGCTGCATTAAGCTTCTGCGCCAAGAGCGGACTGATCTTCTCTGCAACCGCCATTACTTGAGGTGTTTTAGCAGCCGCTACGGGCGCACCACCAACATCTCGGTTGATATTGGCGAGCAATTTGTCGGAGAAAGCAAAATAAATGTCTGCCAAACTCTCTGCAGCAGGGTCGGACATTTGGCTGAATTGACCAGCCTCTCCGCCGCGCACAGCCTTGCTTGCCTGGATCATTCCAAAGTTTCTAATCTTGCGGTAGGTATCCATCGCTACGTCAGCGTTTTGGAAACCGATGGTGTCGCCGTACTTGGTGGTGTCAGCGATCTTTTGCATGACAGCGTTTACATCTCGGTCGGTTACGCCAACGGCGTAAGTTGACGCCTGTTTTGCAGCAGACATTGCCTCATCGACGTTGACAGGGACTGGAGGTAACGAGTAGTTGACCACATGGTCGACCAACCTACCAGCCTGTTCAGCCTGTTGACCCATTTTATTGAAGTCAGAGCTTAATAAGCCGTATTCATTGATATTCTTAATGGTTTGAGGAAGTCGGAGGGAGCGTTGCGCTGCGCGTGACCCCACCTTGAACTGCTCCAAAATCATCTGCTCGCCCTGAGTGGGGGCGTAGGTCTTTCTGGGAGTCAGGATGTTATCGAGGTTAATTTGGTCCGGGACAACGTCTGGGGGTAAAGAGGCGATGGTGTCAATGTTTCCCACGTTGGCAGCCTGTTGCTCTTGGAGTTTGCGCAAGTTCGCGGCGTTTCTTAATGAGGAGATCTTCTCTGATCCCGCACCAAATGCCAAACCTGTGCCAAGACCTGCTAAAGACGACATCACTCCAGTTTCAATCCGTTTCTCGGCGGTTGCAGCAGGGGCGGTAAATCCTCGGACGGCTCCACCACTCATGCCTGTTAATCCCATGTTGGCGATACGCGCCACGGGGGACGCCATACCGAACGCTTTTGCAGGTGGCATAAGCCAGGGAGCGACCTCGCCCGCAGGGGCAATCTGTTCAGAGAATGATTGACCCAAATAGGCTGGTAAACCCTTAACTGCCGAAGCCCAATCACCGTTCTTTACCTGTTGGTGAGCCACATTTTCCATTTGAGTGCTTTTGAAAGATTGTGGGTCAGACCACGCACGACCAACGTAATCTTTAGCTGTGGGGAACAGAACATCGGTGACCGCCTTTGCACCGCCAGCTAATCGCCCCATAAAGGTGCGATCGCTTCTGGTCAAATTAGCCTTTGCCGCCAATGCATCAATCTGCGCATCGTCCAGGTAGGGGTGATCAATCTTTAGTTTGTCGACATCGAGTTCTGCCATATTCCTCCTGCTATCCACCGTAATTTGGTTCAACGGGGTATTTCTTTGGTGTTAATAAATCTTTGATTGGGTTGCCAGAGGGGTAGGTGATTTCATTCCCTTTGATATACTGGTTGACGTCAATCTCGGGTGCTTGCGTGGGTGCTAAATAACCCTGGGGAGTTGTTATCCCCGCATATTCACTGTCCAGGTTTCTGTTCAAAATTGCAAGCCCGTAGCCATTGCCATAAGGATTGTCGATGATGGTTTGAGGATCAAGTCCGTACGACTCGGAGAGTTGCTTGTAATTGCCGACGATCGTTTTGTATTGCTTTTCATACTCTTTGAACTTGTTCTCGATGTTTTGAATCATCTCTTGGCGTTGGTCGGCACTTAAGCTACGTCCCAGGACAATCTTCCTGTAAGCGTCACCCATCTTGCCAGGTAACGACTCAGCGTTCTTGAACAGGTCAAGCTTTGACGCCGTACCCGTGGTGAAAGACCGTGGGTTCAACGATACCAAGTAGGCTTGCGCAAGCGTTTCGTCACCCATTGGAGAGTCGGTTGCAGCCTTGGCGTTCACGTAGGACGTGCGCACCGCATCAAAGTCTGAGGTAGAAGTTTGGAACTCTTTCCTCAAGCTGGACACCGCCACACGATCTTCTGGAGATACCATGCCTGCCGTTCCGCCCTTGGAGTAGGTGTCAAATAAGTCGTTGAGTTGTTTTGCTTCCGCGGGGTCTTTGGCGTATGCCATAGCGGACAGTTTGCGCGCCTGCTTCTGTTCGGGAGTCATTGTTTGAAGCTCTTTACTAACCTTGTCCAGAGATAATCCGCCCGCATCGTCAAGCGATACGCCCGACCAGGCAGCCAGTATCTTGAGCATATTGTTTTGGGAACCAGCACCAGCCTTCTCGCGTTCAAGTTGAAGCTTCTCCTTTTCAATTTGGAGTTGCTGTTCGTTGAACCTGTCGGCACTCTGTTGCTTCATAAAGTCCATGAATTGACTCATTACCGTGGAGGTGGCGAGTTGATACGCGCGCTCGGTGGTGTCGATAGCTCCTGTGGTTCTGCCGATGTTTCCTGCGGTCATGCCAGAGATGGACGACAATCCGCCCATTAAGTCGTTCGGGTTGTCCACATAACCAGGGACGGTTGGGAACGGTGATTGTCCGCCGTACACCTGACCGAGTTGGGAGTCGTAACCAGCCAGTTCGCCCAGCATGGCTGCGCGCTGGTTCTCCATGCCCGCTACGGGACCACCGCTGTAAAGTTGGCTTGAAAGGTTGCTTATAACGTCATTGGCTTGAGTCATGCTCGGCGACACCGAGGGCATGGTTGGAGCTGGAGCTGGCGGTGCAGCCTGCAAAGGAATGGTGGTGTTCTCGGGAGCTTTTGCACCCGTGTAGGTATCAGAAATGATGCTCGGGTTGTTGTTAGCCATCGTGCCTTGTGCATCAAGAATAGGGTTGTCTGCCATAATCCTCCTTTAGAATCCGTAACTTCTCTTCATTGCATAATATTGCGCGCCTTGTTGGGTTGAGCCTGATGTCGCTTTATCGAGTTCAGCCTGTTTCCCTGTAGACTGCATAAATCGTTTGAATTCGTCATCGCCTACGCCATAACCAGACGGTCTTGAGCCTGAGGAAGTGGCGGACGCTCCTGTGGTTGCGCCCCCAATTATCCCCTGAGTAGCGTTGTTGGTTAGCCCCTGCACTCGGCGTGCTTCCGCCTGTTGAGCGACTTGGAGTTGGCTGTTGTACTGATCGCCCTTAATTCCGTAAGTTCTGGACGCCATCTGTTGAGCCTCTTGTCGGCGTTGTCGCTCTAAGTTGAACTTCTCCTCCTCGGACGTTTTAGCATTGGTTTCCAAATCAAACCCTCGTTGTGCGGATAATCGGCTCTCCTTGTTGGCTTTGGCGTTCTCTACCGCCAACATACGCGCGTCCTGACCAGCTTTTAGTACACCGACGTCACTTTTACCAAACCCTGAGTCCAACACCCCTCTCTTATTAAGATTGGTGGAAAGCTGCGCGTTCTCCTGTGGGAACAACCGCTCGTACTCACCCTTTTGGCTGTCGTAGGTGTCTTTGGTTTCACGCAAGCCCTGTTGGTAGGTGTATTCAAGGATACGTTTGGCGAGATCCAGCTTGCCGCCCGAGAAATCCAGTAACTTGTTGTAAAAAGCTTCCAAACTTGTGTACGCTTTGTTCTCCTCACCCGTCCAATCGTACGAGAAAGGCTTAACATTGGGTATTTCCTGGGAAAGTGTTGTAGCCCCACCAGATGTGATCGTCCCAGGAGTGTTGTAGGTCGTGTTTGTAGTGCTGGTGGTGTTGACTGGTACGTTCATCGGCTGACCATTTGACAAAGTTGGTACAAATGGAGCGACTGCGGGCTGCATACGCGCCACAGCGTTAGCCGTTTGCAGGTTCTTGTTAGCACCAAGCGTCTGAATGATGGCAGACGGAGCGTTGAAGTTCATGTTTGATGGTGCGCGCTGTGCAAGAGTCGCCACATCGTTGACGCTTTCTGGTACGTCCAATTGTAAGCCGAAGATGTTTACAGACCTCATTGTTCCTCCTTAGACAAAATTCATCAAAAATATGCTATCGGGACTATCGGGACCCCCGCTTCCCCCTGTTGGATCGGTTGGTGGTGTTGGTGGCGTGATTGCATCTCCCTGGATAGCCATATAGGAGATGACGCTGGTGGTGGCACTTGCCGTGGTACACATTAAGTCTATCTGACCCGTACCGAAGTTGGCGAGTGCAAAATCCATCTCGAGCGTGGTGAACGGATTGGTCGAGTACCGCTTCATTAATTTGGTGCTGTCGGAGTGGTGCGCTTCTACCGATGTAACGGTAAAGTCGATGGCGGTCGCGCCCATTGTTAACTGTTCGGTGGAAGCCGTCCCAAAACCCAAGGACAACATTGATCCCGGGCCATTCGGTGTCGTTCCACCCCCTATGATTGAGTTGTAGGTGGGTTGCCAGGAGGAAGCCATTAAGACTGCGTTGGGGTTGAATGAAAGCCCTGTAATCGAGAACGCGCCCGTGACTGCTGGGGAGGTGATGTTGCCGACACTAACCGTTGCGCCGTTGAAGGCGACATAAAAGGCGTACGCGCTTCCGCCGTTCACGTTGTTTGAGATAGTAAACCCGTCGGCGTTGAACGCCCCAAAGGAGAAAGCGTACGCATATCCTGTTGAGGAGAGTGGTGCCGCCAGCATATTGTCGTTGCGGTCGGTTCTGGCACGGACTTTGACACTCACACCAGAGGCGCGATGCCACTCACCGTGTCCGCGCATCAAAGCACCGTCACTAAAGCCAATTCCTACCGAGCTTGCGTGGCTTCCGCCGAACGCTGGGTCGAGAGGGAGGGAGGTCAAACCTGCGCTGAACGCGATCAAACCTGTGGGTTGAAAGCCTAATCCTGAGATTGTTTGCACGCCTGTGGTCATGGGGAAGTAACCGACTTTTACGCCTGTCATTCCCACACCGCCCATCGCCATGTAACCGACTCGGTAACCCAGAGTTGGTGCAGCCGCCACCGTGATGGTGAAGCCGTCCGCGTCCATTGAGCTGATACCCGCTCTCCAAATGGAGGAGGCGTCAACCGACCCCACTATCGACCAGCCGTAGCATTGAGCGACGTAGTTGGTTTCTGCTCCAGAGTTGCCGTTGGGAGCGAACTCACAGATTGCACCTTTGGAAGTGCCGTCGTCCGCGCCGATGCTCATGTTGTAGTTGGCGGTTTGAGAGGCGATGTCGACCGTGTCGGGAGTGTGGAAGAACAGCACGACCTTGGGTTGGAAACCCAATCCTGTGATGCTCTGTGTTCCTGGTGAGGTTCTTAGCTGGAACTCACCCACTTTTTGATTAACAGCCATTTAGATGCCCTTACCTATGACGTAACCGAATACGTCTGTACCATGCTTAATAAATCCGAACGTATCGACCTTGTTTGCGCCTGTACTGAGAGCTGGAGTTGTTCCGCCAGCCCATCGAACTGCGGGCCAGGTAACCGTAAACCCACCTGCGCCCTGGTCAAGATGAATAATTCCAAGTTGACCGTCTGCCATGTTGCTGAACGTGATGATGGGTGAACCGCCTAACACGCAGTATTTATGGTTGGGTTTGAACGTAACCAGGTTGAAGTCAAACACCAGCGAGGAGTTGTAGGTGACGGTTTCCATTGGGTGCAACGAGCCGTTGACTGTGATGTTTTGCAGAGTCTTGTTGTTTACAGTCTGGGTGGCGGTCAGAGTGACAGCCGTGTCGGACACCTTGGTGGCGGCGATTGAGCCTGCCAAATCAGCGTTCAAGATTGCGCCAGTCAAGGCGAGCTTACTGTAGGCGATGCCTGCAGCAACCTGAATGTTTGAGTTGGAAATGCCTCCATTGAAAGTGTTGATGATGTTTTGGAACTCGGTGTTCCAGATCGCAGCCGTGAGCGTGTCACCTGTTACTGCGACATACTGTTGGGTTATTGATGCCATAAATGCCTCCTTATTTAGTCGCTCGCAAGCCTCTATTTTGGTAAAAGATTTCCCACTCTCTTAATGTTACATCTTCGTTGGCCGCGTTATTGGCGAAGAGGTATTGCATATAGTAGGCAGTGCCACCCGCCCAATCCATGCGGTGTTTGACAGTCGTTGTTGCCCCAAACTTATGCGTACCGAACATTCCAAATCCGAACGCAAACCCAAGTCCTGTTAGGTCGAGAGTAGCCAGAGGATTGAAAGTGAAACCGTCCACCGAGTATTCCACCGTCAAGGTTACGTCCTGGTCGGTGTCGGCGGTCAAATACATATATTTGTAGCGTGATTGGTAGCCTGGTTGGGGGTTGTAGAACGGTGACAAGACCTGGAAGTCGATCGGGTCGCCGTCGTTGGATTTACCGCTGTTGAGCAAGTGGGATTTACCGTTTGCGCGTGAGTCGCCGATGTAGAGCTTAACTGCACCGCTGATTGTAGAAATGTGCATATCTGCCACGTACACGCCTGTAATCCGAGTCCAAGCATTGTTGATAACGTCCATGACGAGGATCTCGTTGCACTCCGTAGCGGAGTCCATAGGGACGGCAAACCACAGTCGGCGACCATCAAACTCTGCCACAACCTTGTGGATTTGGTTGACGTTGATGCGGTTCATCGTACCCGTGATGGCGTCTGACAGGATTCCTCCATCGACAACCGCTCCTTGAGTGGTGCGTTTGATCGAGCGCACATGAGGTGTTGACCCCCTGTATGAAATGTAATACACATCATTCCCAGAGGACACCGCACCTCGGGGGGCTGGACAACCCACCGATGTGACTCGCGCACCCAGGTCGTCCAACGTGAAGTCGGTAGTACCGAATCCCGTCAAAGCCCATACACGGCTGTTCTTGATAATGAACAGTTCATTACCGAGTACCTGGCAGGTGATGATGGGTTCGTTGTCACCCTTGTTTACGGGTAACAACCCTGTCGTCGGGTTGAATGTTTCTGGGTCGTTTACGTTTGAAATGAAAAGTGTGGTCGGGTCAGTGTTCACGCCCCATACAAATAGGAAGTTGTGGAACCAGATGGCGTTTGACCCCTTGGGAATACCCGCGACCGTGGTTGCGGTGGTTCCGTTGGCAGTCTTGAGTACCACGTCGTTGGCTTCATTAAAGATGTAGGTGGAGTTGTTGGCGACTACAAAGCTGGTGCGTGCGCCTGCGGTTTGAGCGGTTGCCCCCGTGAGTGCCGTCCAGTTACCAGAGCCAGACCAACCCTCAATCTGAGAGTTAGTCCCGAGAGCGTTGTCAATTGCGCGGAGAATGTACTTTGACCCACCGTACGGTTCGTGGCGGTCTTGACCAAGGATCATTTTTGATACGAGGTGGTCGCCTACGTGCTGATAGCCCTGCCACTTGATGATCTTGTTCTGCTCCACAAAGGCGTTCTTAATCATTGACATGAAAATCACACCCGTTGTGGTGTTGCGCAAATCCTCAGGCTTATCTCGGTCGTTGTAACCCAAGATGAAGTTGGACTCAATTATTCTTTGTAGTGCTTGTGCCATATTAGAACATTAAATCCGCGCCGACGGTGTCCACGACTGTGCGTGCGCCGTCAGCGGTTCTATCCCGTAATTGTTGTTCCATCTTGAGTAACCCTGTTTGAAATAACTGCATATACGTGAGCGCAGACTTGTCCTCTTGCTGACCTTTGTTCAAAAGCACCGATGCAGCGTACCTGCTGATGAGGGGTGCAAATCGGTCTGGGTAGGGAATGTTTACCGTGTCGGTGGAGTCCACCAGCTCGTCCACTTCCTGCACATACCAAATCTTGCCGACGTTAGTTCCAGACTCGATTGGAATGGGTAGGAAGCCGATCTTGTAGTCGGGTGAACCGCCGCCCAAAACGTAGTAGACAGGTTCATTTCTCATGTTGATTGAGAACACGGAGTTGCCGAGGTCGCTCATAACGTGGTCGATGGTAGTGGCGCGCACCTTAATCATGCGGGTGGATTGAGAGGGCGAGTAGTTGAGTTCCACTCGACGGAACTTGTACACCTTGGCGGGTAAACCGTCAGTTGGACCATATTCCTGTTTATTGGCGACGGTGTTGAACAGTGCGGAGGTCACGTAAAAGTCCTCGTACGCGCCTATCACGGCGGTGACGACTTCCTGGTAACCAGCATTTATCTCACGGTCAACCTCTCCGTCTGACCAGTCAGCGGACGCCGCCTCATCGAGATAGGTTCGTGTTTGCGCTCGTAAGTAAGCCAAGTCTTTCGCCATAATTGTCTCCTATGCTACTAATCCTTCATCGCCAAATACGCGGAAGTCTCCGCCAGCGACGCCTGTTATAAAGCTGTTTGCAGCAGTCCATGATCCCCATGCACCCGTGCCAGTGTTCTTGCCCATCACGCGCCAGTAGTAGGTGGTGGAGGGAAGCAGGGCGGTTTGGATTGTGTACGTGACCTGATTGCCTGTGCTGAATGGGTCGGTGTCGGCGGTTGCCGAGAACCCTGGGTTGGTGGCGGAGTAAACATCGACCAAACCTGTTCCGTCGAAGGTGTTGACCACATCTAGTTGGAGTCGGTAGGTGATGTCCTCTTCACCGAGCGTGACGCCTGTAAAGATGAGCGGTGGGACGATGTTGCCTGGGATTAACGCCCCACTAAACGGTGAATTGAGCGTGGTGGTAGGAACAGGATTGGCGGGAACCGTGCCGTTCGAGAATGGATAGTACGCAGCCAAGCCTGGGGTGGTGTTAGCGATACGGCGGTTGTAGTAGTAGGCGATTTGAGCCGCACTTCGAGCCTTGTTCCATAAGCGTAATTCAGCGATGTATGCGTCTAATTGAGTAGATGCGTCACCCGCTCCAAACCATAATTCATCGGCAGAGTTGTTAATTGACGTTGCAGATGGGTTGTCCCTGGTGGTGGCGATTGGCGAGCCATTGACGTAGAAAGTTGCAGTAGCGGTTGGCGTGTCGCACACCACGGCGAGGTGAGTCCACACATTCTTGGTGGGAACCCATGAGGTTGCGTGCCAATTACTCGAGTTGCTTGAGGCGTCCCAATAGTAGAACCACATCGGATTGCTTGGGTTGTTTGGCTCGATAATCCAGTAGTAGGACAGTCCTGCGGCGGTTGTGGACGTCTTTGACGCCAACACTACGCGGTGGGAAACCTCGGAGGGGAGGGTGTTGATGTAGAACCAGCCCTCGAGAGTGATTGGACCAGTAATGGAGAGCGACGCGCTGTCCAGGGCTGATAGGTAAGAGGGAGAGGTTGCAAGCTGGGTAGAGAAGTCTAATCCAGAATAAGGCACTAACGATGATGGTTGGGTGGAGTTTCTGGTGACGAACTTCTTGACTGTGAGGTCGTCCATCTGGTTGCCGTTGTATCCTAATCTTACGACGACCGTGCCGATCTGAGTGATGTCGGCGTTGGTTGCAGTCAAAGTAGACACTCCGTTTACATACAGAGTTAAGAGGGAGCCTACGGCTGTGAACTTTACCGTCACAGGGACGGTTGAGTTTTGGGTAACTGAGGCAAGCACCGTGTTGAGTGTCCCGCCGTGGTTCTCTAAGATTTGGAAGGTGTACGACACCCCTCCGTTGTATTGAGCGTAAGCGTAATAGCCTTCGGCTGCGCGCAATGTGTCTATTCCAGATGCCCTCAAGACGAACTGCAAGAACCCATCGCCCGTGGTCGGGTTGAGTACCGCCTCGATTGATTGGTTGGCACTTCCCATTGATGGGTTGTAATAGAACAGGGCGTTTGCACCTGCGTCGGTGTTGGTCAGATAGCCACCAGACAATGAGAGTACGCCCGCGTTGACCGTCCAGTCTGCGCCCAATCCTGTGGACGAGAAGTTGTTGGTGTACAGCACTACCGACCCATCTCCTGCGTTTGCAGCACTCAGCGTGTTGGTGTTACCAGAATAGTCAGTCAGTTTGTACTCGGGGAAGGTTGCCTCGTAAAAGGTGCTGGGAGAGTTTTGGTTGGAATACTCTGCAGCGATCCAGTTGGTAGACAAGTTGGTGCTAACGTAGCGCACCTCGTCAATTAAACCGTCCACAAAGTTTGAGAAAGTAGGCTTGTTGTAGAACCCTCCCATTGAGGACACGGTTGCACTCTTGCGGATAGTCCCCACGGTGGTGACTGTTGATCCAACCTGCGCGCCGTCCTCGAAGTATTTGAGGGAGCCTGATACCCAGGTGGTGTGGAGCAGTTTCCAGGTGTTCATGGTGACAACCGAACCCGTTACGCCGAATTGAGTTGTGGGAGGTTCTGCGATGATTGACCCACCCCAGTTGGTAGGGTTTTGGTACATACTCAAACCCCAGCCGCCTGAACCTACGGGATCACTGTCTGACCCCATGTCGATGAAGGTGCGCGCCCCAGTTACGGTGCGAGTTCTAACCCACCCTTGCACGGTTACCGCGCCGTTGACTCCGCCCCAGGGGACAGTCAATGCGTCGTTTATGCCGTCAAGACTGAGAGCCTTATCCATCTTGCCCGTTACGCTTTGACCAGCGATCAATGCGCCGTACGCGGTGGCGTTACGGTTGTTCTTGGTACTATCGGTTGTGGTGGTGGTGGAGGACGAGTATTTACCAATGACGAAGTTGTCAAATGACCCGCCCGAGTTCAATCGACCAGCGAAGTTGATTCCGCCGTATCGACCCGTAAGAGGAGAGGGATCTGTGTAAGAGCAAACCACTACTCCATCAATATAGACTTTGATTTCATTCCCCAAAGCCTCCACCTTGTAGGTGTAGGTGAATCCGATGACTCCTGTGGTTCCAGCGGTGTAAGAGTACGTCGCGCCAATCTGGACGCCGTTTCTGTAAAGTTTGACCGTGCGGTTCAACCAGTCCCAGATACCTCCATACGCTTGGGTAGAATAGGTGGTGGCTGAGTTACTACGAATGAAAAGCTGAATTGAGGCGGTAGTGTCAACATCGCCCATCGAAACCTGACCCTCATAGTAGTAGTCATTTACGCCAGGGTCGTGCTTAATAACGTGGTTGCATGAGGCACTTCCACCACGATTGATTCGGTTGGATTGAATGATTAAGTATTGAGTCCCAAATGGGTCGAGAACGTAGACTGACGAGTTGTAATTGATTAGGTAAGTTCCGTTGGGAGCGGTGAAATTATCACTAAAGCTAGTTGAAAGGGTTGGAATTGCCAAATCACCAAAATGGTAAACCGCCTGGTAGCTGGTGTTCCAAACGTTGCCTGACCCGTAAGTAGCGGTCTTGGCAGGCTCGGTGGCGGCGGCGTTGCCGTACTGGATTTGGAAGATGTTGTCGGTGACGTTGCTTAAGGTTGCTTTGAAGTAGATCGCGCCCGTGCGACCTGCTGGGTTCATGGCGACCAGTTCTCGAGGTACTTCGGTCGTACCATCGGCAAGAGTGACGCGGATGTCGCGCCCATCTACCTGGTTAATGCCTGCGGAGAACGCCCAGGGAAGAGTGGAAACGTCCACGTAAACAGGGAAGTCCGTCAGCACGGCGGTTACTTTTGATGCGGGGATTTTTACTTGAAGGTATTTAGTCCAACCAGATAGCATAGAACCCCCTAGATGACATAACCGCTAATTGTAATTGACATATTGTTTACATTATCAGAAAACAACCTGACACCTGAATCGATCGCCACCGTGATTGGAAACTCCCAAGTATTCTGCCAGGTTTGCGTGGCTGGGAAGAACATCTTGTAAACAATGTCCCCCGTGTCGTCGCGCAACACCAGACCGTCCTTGTCGGAATCTTCCATCACCAAATCGGTAATAAAGATTTGCTTACCCACTTCGCCAGCTTTGAGAACCACCCCGCTCGTAGCGTCTGCTGTGGTTACAACATCACTGAATGGGGTCGCCCCCTCTGGAATGTCGGGCATAATTTACTCCTACTTGGTAAACCCAGTAATTGTTGAGGTGACGTTGCCTGCGACCGAGGACACGACTTTCAAACCTTTACCGAGTGTGATGGCGATTGGAGTTGACCACGTCTTTGACCAGATGCTCTTCGAGGGGAAGTACATATGCTCAAAAATAACGGTGTTGTCTGTGTCGTGCAATTCAATGTCCATCGCGGTGTCGGTGCTAATCATCATGTCGGTGACGTAGATGACTTTATTTGCCACCCCAGCTTTGACGGTCATGCCAGTCGTGGCATCGGCGGTGGTTGTGCTGGAGTTGAAATCTACAGCTCCAATTGGATAGAAACCTGGCATATTGTTCTCCTTATCTCATTGCCAGCACGTACATGGTGCCAGCATCATTAACGCCTTTGACGGCTAATGTAGTAAATTGTATGTCGTGAATGTGCAACGGAACTCCTGGTTGCAGAATGAAATTGGTGTCGTCCGCAGCAGCATCAAAGTTGATGTAAACGTCTGCGTCTGTCGCCAACACGCACGCTCTAATTAAACCCGCCGTGGCTGTTTTGAAGTTAGCTTGAGCGGAAGCACTGGTGGTGAAAGCAAGGGCGATGCTCTCTACTGTCTTTCCAACGATTGCCATAAGACCTCCTATTTATTATTAAATGTTCCACTTGGTATTCTGGGCGAGGGTGTGCCGTTCATTCCGCCGAACTTAGCCATAAAGTCGTCAAGTCCTGCGTTGGGTCGGGGGGTTGGGATACCTGGTCGGGGTGGAACAGTCCTACCAGCATTCAAGGGTTGGGGAGATTGAGCCTGCATTCTAGGTGGTTGACCAGGTTGCATGGGGTTTGATCCCTGTGCGTTGCCCATCGGTTTTGCACCACCGCGCTGTTTGGCGAGTTGTTGGCGGATCTGCGCACGCAGCGCGTCCTCAGCCTGCTTTCTGGGGTCAATTCCTGCCGCCTGCATCTCTTCTTGGACGATTCGTTGCACTTCCTCGTCGGTAAGCAGCCCACCACCGCTCGTCTTTGGAGCAGTCATGGCTTGTTGGCGCATTTGTAACACTTGAGGTGATGGTAATGGCATGATTTTCCTACTTTCCTACTTGCTTTACGTCTACATAATCGATTTCAAAGAAGGTGTACCGTCCGTCGTTGGAGTTGACTCGCTCGAGGTTCTTGCACCTCCAATGTTTGCAGTGCCAGTCGGGTACTTCCTGGATTTCAATGCCCATCTTGCGCGCCTTGTAACAGAAATATACGTCTTGTCCGCCGTACTCGCACTGAACATCGAGCGGTTCCCAGGTCTTGATGTCGAACGTCTTGTCGTTCTCAAACCACGGGTACGGCATACGCTCAAACACCTCTCGGCGCACGAGCATACAGCCTGTGCCTCCAAAGAGGATCTTGCCGTCCTTCTTGTAAGTGCAGTGCCATTTACCTTGATCGCCGATGGCGTAGTCCACCACGACAATGTTCCCGTTGACCTCGAGCATCTTCTCGATCGTGCCATCGGGCATTTCCATGTCCTCTTCGTACAAGAGAACGTGCGTTGCGCCCTTTGCGAGGGCTTGCTTAGTAGCTTCGTTGTGACAGTCGGGAATGGTTAATCCTGTGACATAACAAACGTCGGTGACGCCATTTCTCTGGAGGGAGATGAGTGACTGCGCAAAGATAAACCCCCTCGTAGGGAGTCCTGCAACAATCTTAATGGTCGTTTGACTGCTTGTTGTTTCTATCATAATAGGCTTGTCTTTCAAGCTTGCGCCTGAGTAGCTGTTTGCCAGCTTCACCCCGATAGACCTTTCCTGAGTCATCGGTGGTGCGAGTTTTCACTTCTTCTAAGTATTCTCTCTTTACGCCTACCTTGGCGTATCCGCCTTGGTTGTATTCCTGATCAGTAACCATGTTGTCCTTTCAAATAGAGGTCGGGTGGTGGGGGGAGGACAGCCCCCCCCACCGAGTTGACCTTTCGTTAGCTTCTTACCTCGACACCAAAGGTATCGCGGATAACAGCTACGCCATATAAAGTGTCTGCCGTGATTAGCCAAGACAAATCTTTCTGCCAATAAGAAGCTTGAGTACGTGGACTCAATTGCATCGCAAGAGCGAATGCTTCTTTGTGGAATAAGATGTTATGGGTTTGGAGGGGAGTACCCGCCGTGGTTGGAACCTGGTTGGTGTAGTAGGTTGGGATTCCATAAATATCACCCCATAAATATCTTGAGTTGGGACCACGCTTGACTGGAGTTGGTTGGTCATACTGACCTAAGAAGTCAGCTTTGACGAACTTGTCGAGCTTCATGATCGCAGCTTTTTGAGAAGGAGCGATTACGAAGTAACGATCTTCCAAAGGAGCGTCGACCTCATCAAGAGCCTGCAGCCCAGCTACGATTGTTGCATCAGTGATGTCAGAACCATAGGTTCCAACGTCAGTTGAAGCGAGGGAAGCGTACAAAGCCAAAAGGTCACTATCTACTCGTTGAGCGATAGCATAACCAGCCTTGGCGGTGTATTCACTTCGTAAATCGTACTGAGATTGCACCTTGACGATGTCTTCAATCTCAAATGAAACCTCTTTCCACTTGTTGATGGAAATGGTTGTCTCAGTCTCACTCACCGTTTGAAGGGTGACTTCGTTGTTCTGAGTTTTATCGTTGGCGGTCAAGTTCGAGATGTGTGGAATGTGAATGGTATCGCCGCGTTGTTTGACCAACGAGTCATACCGCTTTACGAGAGGAGCCATAACGAGTGATCGTTCGGCTGCTCGCAAAGTTTCAACAGACCATACCTCAGGGATGAACACCGCAGAAGTTGTGGTTGTAAAATTTGCCATATCTTCCTTGCGCTGTTAAGCGTCTTGGTATGTCACTAATTTATTAAACTCTTCAGCAAGGCTATTCGTCGTTCCAAGTTCGCATGAGCCTGTCGAACTCCGCGGGATTTTGCATTAACTTATCGTAAAATGCCTTCCCCTCTGGACCAGCAAGCTTTGATCGAAATGACTCGACTGACATCGGCTCTCGACTTACATCTGGAGCTTTGGTCGGCTTCTGGGTTGTGATTCGACTACCCTGAGGTTTGACGTCACCACGACGAGCTGCGTCAACGATCTCATCAAAGTAGAGTTCTCGGTACGCGACCATTGGGTCGGGGATACTTCGACTTCTAGCATACTGCTCCACTTCCTCGCGGTCGTAGTGCGGCATATTAGAACCTCTCTTGTTGATATCGTTCTCGTTTCTATCGTGCTGACGATCCCATTGGACTCTCAAAAGAGCTTCCTTTAGGTCATCCTGGGTTGCCATGCCCTCGGCTTTTAATGTACTGAACGCCCGTTGTACTTCCTCTGTCTGATAACCAGGTGCGTTTTGAGGCGCGCGGTTAGCAGGAGCGGTCGTACCACTCGCTATCGCATTTCTATCAGCTTCGGCATACCTACGTGCGACATCTCGCCAGTAAGAAGCCTCCTGTGCCGCTTGCTTTACAGTAGCGGACAGCTTACGGATGCGACTTTGAGCTGCGCTTCCGACAGAGTCGTTTTGGTCTGGCTGAGTGGTCGAATTCTCAGTTACGCTATTTCCAGAATCATCATGATTCTCTGGATCACTTGTTCCCGCTGGCGATGCGTTGGTCAGTTGATCATTGACCTCTGGCGTGTCTGCCATACTGCCTCCTTATCATTCTTAACGCGAATGGTTCGTCTCTCCTCGCCCCTACAACGATTACGATCGTGACTCGATGGGGTTCAGTTCGATAGGATTGTTAAATTACTCTCCACCTGGTATTGCTGGTTTCCCAGTAAAGTTAATATCAGATGAGCTTTGTTCAGGTTGGTTGCCGACAACCGAAGCGGTCGCGGGTACGCCAACGTGCATATCGCCACGATAGGACGATTTGGAAATAAAATGACCACCCTCACCGCTTGAGGTTTCGCAGCATAATGCTTCCTCGGCGGCACTCATGGCTTTGTCGTTCTGTTGTGCTACAGCATCCATAAAAGTTCTCCTATTTAATATTTAAGACCAAACCGCTCCATCGTTGTATCCAACGTTTTCTGGAGGTTGTCTGGTGATTCCTTGTCTTTTTGAGTTAACTCAGTTGGGACGAAGGCGTAGTTGAGGTCAACGGGTACCTTCTCAGACCACTCACTGTCCTGACTTGGCGCGGACACGGACGAATTGGGGTCAACCTTTACCTGATATTTATCGGGTCGGTCGGTGATTAACTCGGGACCCTGGATCTGAGCGGGAGTTTTGGGTTGTTTCATAAAAGCCTCCTTATAAACAAAAAGCCCCACGCCAAACGGCTGTGAGGTTCTCTCTTTAATTATTTGTAACACACGCCGATGGGCGTGTCAAACTATTTACTTGTTTTATTAGCTTCGATAAGACGGTCGACGTGCTTGCCGAACTCATCCACCAAAGGCTTCATCGCCTGCGCTACCGACTGGCTGATGGACTGCTCCAACGCCTCGTAGATGTGGGCGTCGTCCTTGTTGGCTTGAGACAGATACCCGTCTATGTTGTCGCGCAACGCGCGGAGCTTGTTTACGTCGTAACTCATTCTGATACCTTTTTGATAAATAATGCCTTGACGTTGGTGGCGGTAATCGTCACCACCTGCTTGAGTTCCCACCCCAATGCGAGCTGGGTGTCCAATGCGGTGGTCAGTTGAGCGTTCGTCCATGATGGGGTTACTGTCAGAACGTTTGATTTGTACTTGGCTGCCATTACAATGCCTCCCCTGTTATTAGGTACATTTTGTATTCCTTACCAAGCTCGGTTCTACGCACGTCACCCCAAGCAATCGGTGCAACAATGTGGGTTTTGAAAGTGTCGTACGGCTCTTCAATGATAAAAGTGTTCTCTGCCAAGAAAATGTTGCTCACCAAAACCGTGCCACTTTTCAACGCCTCAAAGTCAGTAACCTCTGCTTGGTCTTGAACGCTGTCGGTGTATCGCTGAATTGTTGAAAGGTAAAGGTAGTTCATTATAGTTTCTCCATCTTACCTGTAATGTTAATCATTCTATTGACGTTGGATGAGCCGTTGACCGTTATATCCGCCACAACCAATTCTCCTGGGTAAACCACGATGTCTTTTGGAGGGAGTATTCGATAGGTTTCATTTACAATCGTACAAGTCTGTTGATAGATGGTCACACCCATATTGAGGGTCAATGTCCCTGCAACGTTGGAATTATCACTCACCGCGGAGATTGCCCTCACGCCCGTGTCGCCAGTTTCAAGCGTCATTGGGATTTTGAAACCTGCCACAGTATTCTTGGGAACTACCGCTGTTGCGTGTTTCCCAGCCACTCCATCTTGATTGGTGTAAGTCACCGTCACGGTTACGTCAGCATTTCCAACCGTAGTGTCAAGCTCAAGCTCCAAGTAGTCTGCAAAGTATGGTGCTGGGTAAGAAAATCCCGTAGGTGTGAAAGCATTGGTGGCGATATTCCACGTCCCGCCCCTAATGTATTTCGATAATCGACCAGTCATTTTTGTATCAAGGGACGAGAACATGACGTTGGTGATGTTGTATTTGTACCCCGCTGGGACAATGTATTCAATCGCCTCCCACCATTGACCAACCAATGCCCCTGCAAAGTTAACCACCGCCTCGTATCGAAACGTCATCAATTGAGAGGCGGGGTTCTCCTGGGAAATGAGCAACCGTCCAGCGGTGTCCACGTTCACTCGTCTGTTTACCTGACTGTATGTGTCGTAGCCAACAATCGAAACCACCGCACTATCCTGGGTGTCCTTTTGAGCAATATCCACACGGTTCATGTTCAAAACACGAACGGTATCAATTTTCAAAGCAGTGGAGGACGCTGGAGCCACCGCCCCATTCTTGATACGGAACCTGATAAAAAGGGGGGTGTATGGTGAGGGGATTTGGGTTTCGTCTGCCTGCAAAACTTCGCGCTCGATACGAGTGAGACCCGCCTCAAAACTTACCAGCTCTTGCAATAAACTGATGTTGTAGCTCTGGTAGAGTGCCGAGCTGTTGTTCAAAACACTCGCGTCACTCTCCTGACCACCTGTGCCAGTGTGGGCTGCGGTTTCACAAAGAACCGCCAAGTTATTCGTTCCATTGAAACGCAACCGAGCGTACTGGGTTTCTGTCGCTGGGTTAACAGTGTCGGACACCCCAATGTAAATATCCTGATTAGCTATTCGCTGGGAAACCTGGGCAATCAAATCAATTCTGATTGGCAAATAATCAATCGGGAAAGTCACATACGTTTCTGAATTGGCTGTCGTGCCAGAGGCTATCGTCAAGATTGAATTGGCGACACTCACTGAACCGCCTGTACCAACCACCGATGTCCACCCTGCTGGGAGAGAAGTGCCTGCAAACGGTTCAGAGATAGAACCCTCGTCCGTCAGGATAAGCGCGCGCGTTTGGAGGTTGCCGCTACCATCAAGCAGTAGGGGGGAAGTGTCGCCTGGGTTGAGAGCAACCTCGGCGTTGGGTTGGTCACCGCCCGTTGATACCGCTGCAACCGTTGCGTTGGTGTTAAGGTTTGAACCCGTAAAGGTGAGTTTGTCGGTTTGAGTTTTGATACCCGCCAAGGAGTTATCGGCGGTGGTGTCTTTGGTCAATAATTCATGGCTGGCATTGACCGTAGCGTAGACGCTAGAGTCGTTATCAAAGATTGAAACATCTGATGTTGGTGCCAATATATCTGCCATATTTTGATCCTATCATAAACCTAACGGGGGGTGGGTAGACTGCTCCACCCACCACCACGTTGGGGCGTACGCTTATTAAACTTCAACACCATTGATGTATGCGTACACATCTTGGCTCTGGTTGTCGCGGTTGGTCATCTTTACGAGGACTTTGTCTCCTGCAGCCACTTCGATCCTGTTGGGGAACTCAGCGGTACCGAATCCATTAGAGGTGCTGATAAAGAATACAGCCTTGACGGTTTCTGAACCTGATACTCCACTTAACACTTCCACCTTAGCTTTACCTGATGCCGAAGCATGAGCCAAAGCGAGTAAGAGTGTCTTTGCGGTTGTAACGGTGTAACTGACCACGGTTGCTGTTGCGCCTGCTGCTAACGAAGCACTGGTTGCGTAGGAATGAACTTGATCTCCAGCGGTGCTGGTGACCACGTTCACATTAAGTGAGCCGTCAGTATTAACAGCCAAAGTGTCGGTACCATCAGAAATAAGCGATGTGATTGATCCAGCCGAAGTAATAGCGAGCGTGTCTGTGCCATCAGTGATCTTGACTTCTGATCCTGTTGCCAAAGTAACGCCGATACCACCAGCCGCATTAATCGCCAATGCGTTAGTACCGTCATTGAGATTTACCTGACCGATACCACTTGCATCAATGACCCAGACGTTCGCGGGTGTTGCACCAACGATACGCGCACCTAAGTCACCGTCAGCTTCTGTTCTTACGGGTAAACTTGAATTGTAATCTGCCATTTGTCTATTTCACCTCCCTTATTTAAGGCTTAATTTGTAATCAGCGAACTCCGCTTCCGCTTTGGTTATGGCGGCGTCACTATCTTCGAGTGACTGTTTGTAGTCGTTGATTTTATCTTCCAGCCGCATCATCTCCATTTGGATTTGTCGGCGTTTAAGTTTGAGCATAGGAACCTTGTCCTCCAGCTCCATTAAGGTGATCTGTTGTTTACGGGTTAACTCTGATGCCATAGAAACCTCCTGAATACTGCTTGGATAGATTTTTAAGATTGGTCACTCTCAGCTCGACTACCAAGCCTGTCGCCACTGAATTGAATTGAATGTCGGACTCCACGTTGCGCTGCGTCCATGAGTTGCGCGCCTGCCACACCTTCGTACTGTCAATGTAGAGGGCGAATAAGCCGTCGTCTATCCCCTCCGCATAAACGCCCTTCACCAATAAAGATAAGTCGACGGGGACGGTGTACGTTGCCAACGCGACCGTGTTGCCTGCCGCCACCGTCTGCTCACCGAACTTGTGGACGGTGTCGCCACCGAGCAACCCTGTGGTGTCGCCCACGATGGTCGCTTTGATGTTCGTGACGGGGTTGGGTATCTTTTGGGGAGGGAAGTTGTCGATAGATACCGTGTTGGGGAAGTTGACCTCTGGGAACCGTATGTTTGAGATGGCGGTGATAACCTCGTCCGTCCTGTCCTTAGGGGAGGCACTGGAGTACGCCGACGTGATGCGCCGACCAAGCTTCTCAATAACCTCCTCCAAATCGCCACCACCACGAGCGGACATCGCCTGCTCCATGCGTGACTCCATCTGCGCAAACGCCGCCGTGATCGCACCGTTAGTGTTCTCACTAATGATGTTGTCTAAGTTGCCGAGCTTGTCCTCACGTTCAATTTTACCAATCATGGCTTGAACGTTGTTTCTCAAGGCTATTAGTTTCTTGCGATCGAACGGCATGATTTACCTACCTCCCGTTATCTCCGTGAGGCTTTGCAGAAGTGCCTGTTCTTCTGGACTCATTGGTTGTCCGCCCTGACCAGGCATCGGGGCTTGTGGAGGTGCAACGGGACCCGCTTGTGGAGCTACCGTTTGGGGAGCCATAGCAGGTTGAGGTTGACCCATACCTTGAGGCATTGGAGCCTGAGGAGGTGCAAGTTGCGCCTCTGGTCGTGCAGGAGTTCTGACTCCCTGCCTAATGAAATCCTCGTGTTCTGCCATGTGCGCCTCTACGATTGGGTCGCCCTTTGTACCAAGTGCCTCCTGATGGATAGCCAGGTGAACCTGGTGTCTGTCCTCAGGCATAGCCTTGACGTCGTCGCGCCCATCTTCTGTCATCAATGCGTTCTCAGACTTGGCGATCTCCTCGTCCGTAACACCTGGGTCGGTTGCAGACTCAGCACCTTGGTTGCGCTTCAAGAGTTCCTCTTGGCGCGTGCGGTCAACGATACCCGAGATGTCGGCAAACTCAGCGTGTTCAAGGAACGTCTTTTGGTCAATTAACCCTGCACCAAACCATTCCTTCAACATTTCAAGACGTGCGCCCTTGGTGTAGGCGAGCCACGATCCGACCGATACTTTCACCTCGTTGTCAGCACCAATCACCGATAGGTCAAAGGTGTCCGTGCCGATCTTAACTGTGGAGAGGTTCTCGCGGAATGACGCAGCGTTCTCACCAATGATGGCGAAGTGTTCGGGCTTGCCACCCTTACCGAGAGCCTTGATAACCTTGGGTACGTCGAAGTTCTTGGCGATAACCTTGAGCAGTTTCTTACCCGCGTCCACCAAGAAGTCCTCCAAACCATCAATCAAGTCCTGTTGGTTGACCGCGTCTGCAGCCTTAAGCTCGGCAATACCGATGCCTGACTTAACCCCTGCTGGGACACGACCCATTGAAACCTCGTGCGCACCACCGATGTCCTCGATGTACATTCTCATGTTGGAAATCTGTTGCTGGTACGAGCTGGGTAACGGTTGGAGTGCCATTGACGACACCTCTGACCCAGCGTTCTTCTCGATGATGTCGCCGTGTTCGTTGGAGAACATTCGGACACCAGAGTTCTTGTCGATGATGATGCGCCCTATGGCGTATTTGTAGTTGTAACGGAAGATGGACGACTCCAAAGCGTTCAGCGCGCGGTTCATTGGAATGACGTGCTTGATCCAGGACTCGCCGTACACCTCCATCGGGTTTACGTCGGCTTGGAACAGTGAGAATGGGAACTCGCTCTCGCGGAGTAGTTTGCATTGGAGCGGGTCTTGCAACGAGTCAATGTAAACCACGTACCGCATGATGATTTCACCCATGCGCAGGTTCTCAGTGTCCTCGTTGTTCTCCTCGAGTTCAGTCTTCATCTCCTCCATGTTGCGATCGTCCAGGTGAACTTTGATCCAGGCTTCCTTCAAGATGACGCCCGACTCTTCCTCGCTCTTGTTTTGGTTCTGGTTGCGCCTCATGGCTTGCAGCAAGAACTGTTTGTACTCGGACGCAGCTAATCGTTGGTCGCCTTGTATCTCGTACTTGTCAGTTGACCAGTTGTAATCGGGGTTGGAGCGCACCTTGTTGAGAGGTGTACGCACCGCTTTGATGACAAACTCGGCGTTGTTTGGAGTGGTTGCCGATGAGTCGATGTAGAAATCAAAGGGGTCGACCAACCAGATGAACGCGTCACCTGTGCCGTCAGTTCCGCCGTACGGGTCGTAACCTATCTGCCAGGGACCACCCACGGAGTATTCCAACCCCTGAATGACCACGTCCTTGAGCAATCGGCGCAGACCCAAATAGTCGTAGTAATTGTCCAGCAATTTACCTGAGTAACGCGCGTTCTTGACAGCCTCGTCGGACAGCCCACGGGGAGTAACCTCCCACTTGGGTCGGATAGAGGTGACCTGGTTCTTAATCGTTCGCATTTGAGCGTGGACGATGTTAATGGGAATGCGCGCGTTGGAGCGTGACTGCAACACCACCGTGTTGTTATTAGGATTGCTGTTTGAAAATTGATATCCTCTGCGGAACAGGTCGCGGTTCAACCACTCCCAGTCGTATCTCTTGCGGGAATCGGAGGCTGACGTAAACAGCAGCTCAGCCTTCTGACGCTCTTCACGCTGGATAGCAATCTTTGCTAAGTCCATTGTGTCGGCTTGAGATGTTTCGTCTTTAGGTTTGGGTACATCAGCCATAGCATTACCTTTCTAATTGGTATTACCAACGATATTAATTTTCTGCTTGCGCCCATCAATCATGACCTCAGTGATCTTGGTCAGGTCTAGGGGGGATTGTTCGTCTGCAAAGGTTGTATCGGGGGTGTCGTCCACGGAGTTGGGAGCCTCGGGGATCTCTGTGCCGAGAGCTTTGATCACGCTGGCAAGAGCCTGTATCTTATCGGCAGGTAGTTCCTTGGTGTTCTTCAAAACGTACTCGAGGACTTTGTCTACGTTGGCACTCATCTTAGTTTTACTCCTGTGTACTTTGGTTGTAATCGTTGTAGCTGGCGTAACTCGCGCATCTTCTGAGTGGCGGTGGCAAAGTCACCGTCTTGGTTGAGTTGGTTGATGGAGTCGCGCAGCGCGCGCTCCTTTTGAATGAGGAGAATGTCGAACCCCTTTTCAACCAGGTCTTCATTGGTCAAATTGGTCTGGGGGAGTGTGCTTTGATGTTCTATTAAGTGAGCCATGTGCGCCTTGACAGCGTCATAGTCCTCAGCGTCGGTGGCTTCTTGGATCAGTTTGAGTAAATCTGTCTCGTTGGTGTCCATAAACCAATAAACTCCCATCAGTGGTGGGAGTTCTTCCTTTTATAGCCAATAGTAAGGCCGCTTTCTTTATAGCACGTTCCAATTACGCGCGTCAATCCAACCGCGTCTTTACCATCGTGCCATCGGATATTTGCTTGAAGTACGACCGCTTGGCAGCACCCAGGATCTCTCCGTTGGTCACCAGACGCTTGCTGATGTGCAGCACCATCGAAACGTCACCAAACCCCGAGATTTCACAAATCCTATCGACCTGCGATTGCACGTCGTACAGGTGTGGGTACTGCTCTTTGAGGAATTGGAGTAAGTTCTTGTGGTCGAATGAAATCATCCAAAGTAATCTCCTAAGTCAGTTGTATCAGAGTTTAGGTCGTGCGCCAAACTGGATAGGTCGTTGTTGGAGTCATCGTCCACGGGACGTCCCATGCGGTACTTCTCCTCCTCGGAGAACGACGACAGGCGGTTCGGCATTTGCACCTGACCAATCACCGTAAACATATCCGTGGCAAGGTAGCGCGCGCAGTCAAAGACGTGTTCGTAGTAACCGTCCTTCTCGTAATGCTCCCGTTGTGGTTGACCCTCTTTGACGTCGGGGAAGTGCAACCCACCTCGGAAGCCATCAATGACGAGCTGTTGCGATGGGTCGACGATCAACCCAGGCTTACCGTCCACCCGCATACCAAGCTTCTGTCGGATAATCTCTGACCCCTGCTTTACAGGTTGTTTGCGTGAGTGAATGTAGATACCAACGGTTTCCAAAATCTGCACGGAAGTCTTTTCACCCTTGTCGGACATCTGCTCACCAGCAGGGTCGCCCACATCAACGTAATCCGCGCCAGGGTAGTGCGAGATACAGTGCGTGCGCATACGCCGACCGAACTCCAGCACGCCCTCGTCCTTACCCATGATCGCCTCCAACCAGCACCACTGACCGTCCTTGTTGAGTTTGGTAATCAGGCAGGCTGGGCGGTGGTAGCCGTAGTCCCACCCACGGTAGATGGTTTCCTTTGGAATGTAGGCGCAGTTCTCCACGTTGAATTGTTTGAACTCGGCAAAGAACGTCTTGCCCTCAAAGATCGTGTAATCAATCTCGTACTCACGCATCCAACCGCGCTCGGGCATACCCTGCATAGCCATCTTGATCCACTCCTCGGAAGCCTTGTCAGGATCAGCCGAGTAATGAACGGTAGCCACCGTGAATCTATTGCGCGGATTGCGCGTGACAGGTAGAAGCATTTATCTCCCCACTTGTTTCAAGTAGTGCGTGAGCGTTGGTCCGTGCAGCTTACAGCCGTGTAAAAGCATCTCTTTACGGACGTTTGCCACATAATTCTGTTGAATGTTGCCATGCAGCTCCCCAAACCATACCCCGTTGAGTTTGAACGAGGCGGTGCGTCCCTCGGACGTTACGATGTAAGTATGGACCGGCGGGTCGTCTTGCACCTGAACGTCAAAGTTGGTCGCTCGCAGTCTTCTTGTTAACACGGGAAGCTCCTTTCTTTGTAAATAAATGCTTAACAGGGGCTTCCGCGCACCTGCCGCACATCCACCTGCAACGTTTACCGTCACAAATCAGCACCATTGGGTCGTCCCACGAAGCAGCGATGTGTTTCTTACACTTTTCACAAATCATAACTTCGCCACTTTGCGTTGCTCCCACTTCTTCTTGCACTGATTGCACCACGCCACTACGACCACGACCTTTTTATCGTCCACAACCTCGTCCAACGTGAGCGTGTCTATTTCAAATCCGCACGAACAGTACCCCACGTACTTGTATTCGAGGTGAATTCCACCTTCCGCGCGCCACGGGGCTGGTTTTGCAGGCTTCTTACTCGGGGTGGGGGCGGTGTTTTGGGGCTGAATCGGCTCGTCTGCGTGAGTTACGGTTGCTACTACCTCCGCATCTGGGGGCATTCCCGCCAAACGTTCCTCTTCGTAGATTTGGTTGATAGATTTGTCAGGGATATCACCCGTGTTGTGCAACACGCGGTGCGCTTTGTAGTCCTCCAATGAATCGGTCTGTGCGCCGCATCGCTCGCACGTCCACGATTGGCTACGCATCGTCGTCCTCCACCATTTCTGGCTGTTCAACGCCAGCTAACCAATAGAGGTGGGACACTAGGTCGTCGCGCCACTCACCTTTGGTGTCGTACTCGCCGTCCATCGTGTATAACCACTCAAGAACGTGCATCAATTTGTCTTGCTGAGTTACTTTGTCTACCATAGTTTCCTTTCCTATATTTAGTGCATCATATCCTTTTACACCATTGTCTGCAATCGCCCAGTTGTACCGTTTGGCAAGCTGAGCGATATGGTATTTGACGGCGCGGTCAAGGCTCTCGGACTCACAGAACTCTGTGTCCTCAACCTTACCGCACCAGCAGCAGAACCTCACCGCGTCTTCCCAAAGGTAATGCCTACCACATACTTCTTGGTACGACGGTTCAAGTGAAGCGTTACGGCGTTGTAGCCAAGCATCTTGTGACCCCACCAAATGAACAGTTCCATCGCTCTACTTTGTATCCAGTTTCTCACGTTCCTCCTTATCACATTCGGGGCAAGTGAAGCGATCGTTGTGGTAACCGTGACCCATCTTGTCGATGTCATGCTTTAGGCAATAATCGTCCGACCAGCCGAGGTGGTACAGCAACCACTTCCATTTGTGTTTATTAATTGATATCACTATTGTCATATGCGTCCTTGATGCGTTTCATGCGCTCAATTCCTATTTGAATTAACCCGTAGTTAGGACACTTGGGATCGGTGCAGAACCTCATCAAGTCGGTCAGCCCCACGTCCATCGCAGCACCGCACTGAACACAAGAGCGCGCGTCCTCAAACAGTTCGCTTGGCTTCTTCATCTGAGCCTCCCTATTTTCAACACCAAGTCATAAACGACGGCAAACGGCACGAAGATGTTTAGGAACTTTAGTCCCGACGTCGGCAGGTACATGAAGCCATAGATGAGGTTGAACATCCACAGCAAACTTGCCATAAAGTTACCAAATGCCTTCATCTTGCCTCCGCATCTCGGAGCATCGCGTCACGCTCACGCCACGATCGGCGCACGGTCTTGCCCTCGCTACCAACCCTTAC